GAGTATTGATAAAAATATTATTGTAAGTTGTGAAAAGTTGAAAAAAATTGCTGATAAGACTGGCAATAAACCTTTATGGATAGCAGCAGAATTATATAAAACTTTTGGAGATAGAATATTTAAACCTAAAGTATTACCTTTGATATCTAGTATTATTAATGTAAAGAAGAGTAAGATTAAGTGGTTTATTGAGCATAACGTAAGTGAGAAGGCTAAAGAGAACAGGAAATTAGCTAAAGATAAAAAGAATAAGGAGTTGTATAAAGAGAACAAAAACACGAAAAAACTTGTTAGAAAAGTACGGCAGAAGCCTGTGACTTAATTGTTATATCTTCCCCAATAAAACCAAATCCCTGAGTATTCTGCTTAGGGATTTTATTTTTTCCTACTATTTTTAAAAATAATTACGATTTTCCTTGCATATGTCAAATATTTTTTATATATTTGCATTATGAACTTGAGAGAAGATATAGAAACCGTAGTTTATAACATGTTATATGATGAACATAGTTCAGAAGAACTAGACTATTTAGTTGATGTTTTGATGGATACGTATTATGATTATGACAGGGCTAAATACGTTATAGGAGATAATACGTGAACGAATTTATGAACTATACTGACTTTGCTTGGCTATTAGTATGGTTTATTGTGTTTATATTTTTATTATATAAAAGTTCTGGTAAAGACAAAAATAATTATGATTGAAGATTCAGAAATGTTGAAAATAGTTACTTCTTACTATAAGGAGCAACTTTATGAGACTTTAGGAGATAGAGGTTTTATTGAGGTTAGAGGTCCAGGTGGACATATTTTTATTCTACCAATAGATTTAATAGACGAGAGTAAAGTTAGTAAATATGTGGCGGGGTAGAGAAGTTGTGGACATCTCACTAGTTTCATATGCTAGAGATCGCTGGTTCGACTCCAGCCCCCGCTACTAAAAGTTAATAAATGAAAGAAGACAAGGGTTTAAGGTATGATCAGGATAAATTAAGAACTGATCTATTACCAGTTGATGTAATTGAAAAGTTGGCAGAAGTTCTTACGGTTGGTGCAAATAAATATGCAGACCGTAACTGGGAACTGGGAATGAAGTGGTCAAGAGTAATTGGTTCATTGAAGAGACATTTAAATGCTGTAGAGTTGGGTAAAGATTATGATGATGAATCTGGCTTAAGGCATATTGATCACGTACTTACTAATGCGGCTTTCCTCAGTCGTTACTACGATACTCATCCTGAGTATGATGATAGACCTCATAAGTATTTGAGGCAACCAAGAATAGCACTTGATATTGATGGTGTATTAGCTGATTTTTCTACTGCTTTTAAAGAAAGATTAGGAATTAAATCTGAAAATTGGAACTGGTTATTTTCTTATGAATTTTATTCAGGATTTCAAAAGGTTAAAGAGGATAAAGATTTTTGGTTAAATTTAAAACCTCTTGTAGACCCTAATACTCTGAATTTTGAACCCATAGGGTATGTAACTGCTAGGCAAATTCCTTTAGAATGGACAGAAGAATGGTTAGAAAATAATGGATTTGCTTGTGTTAAAGCTATTTCTACTAATGGGGATGATGGTGTAAATATTGGTAATAAGTGTGATGCTTTAAAGTCTCTAGATACGGATATATTTGTTGATGATGCTTTTGAGACTTTTGTTGACCTTAATAATAAAGGTATATGCACTTACTTAATGAATACACCTTATAATAAGAAGTATGATGTTGGTTATAAAAGATTATATGATTTAAATGATTTAGTAAAATGATAGTACAGATAGATACAAAAGATAAGAAAGTTTTAGTTTTAGATAATATTAAGATGAAGGATTTGTTAAAAGAATTAGAAACATTATTGCCTAATAAAAAATGGGCAGACTATACTCTGATAAATCCTTATTATGTTGAACCACAAGATAGTCCAAACAGTCCAGTACAAGGAGAATAATTATGGTAGTTCCTATATATGTGTTTGAAATTGATCCTGAAGCTAATAGAAATAGCGAACTTATAGGTGAAGAACCTAAGATGGATAAACAAGTTGCTGAGTTGACTTTTAACCCAAAATATTTAGCTTATGTTTGGTTATCTCCTACTGTTGATGAAGATGGAGAATATACTATGTACTTTGGTGTAGGAGCAAAAGATTTTGCAGCACCTTATGTAGAACATTATTATGAACAATTAAGAACTGTGTTAAATGGCGTTTAGTAAATTAGACAGGATTAAAAAAGGTAAAAGGAATAGAAAAGGTGTTCATTCTAAAAATAAACACAGTTATAGTAAAAATTCTATAAATTACGTTAAAAAATATAGAGGACAAGGAAGATGAGTAAAGATGAAGTATTATTGACGAAAGAACAATTAGCAGAAGTTGGATATTTAGATATTGGACTATCTACTAGTAAAACGTTTATCTCTAAAGCAATTAGGTTTTTCATGAAGAGGTATGCGAAGAGTATTGGTGCTAATCCTAAGAAGTATTGGAGTCATTCTTTTATGATTGTTAATATGTGGGATGAAAGATATGTAGCTGAAGCTGTTGCTAATGGTTATATATTGAGACCATTTAAGACTAGTTATTTAGGAAGAACTAATTTTAAAATTGGTAGGATTAGGGGAGAAAAAGGTGTTGTTCCAGTACCTAGTAAGAAGTTAGTTGAAGAAGTTTCTAAAAAAGCTGCTTCACTATCATTCAAACAGACTAGATATGATATTATGAATTTTTTCTGGCAGATTATTAAATCTTATACTGGAAAATGGTTTAGACGAGATAAGTCTATTACTAAAAAACTTTATTGTACTGAAGCTGTTGCTGTATTGAGTAACATAATTAAACCAGGAATGTTTAAAGAACCTGGAGCAGTAAATCCTCTAGATATTGATTTACATGGTGATATTGAGTGGGTTATTGATTATAGTGAGAAATAAGGTGCATAGTGGCTTAAATACCCTCTGTAATGGAGGGTAGCCTTTTAAATTTAAAGTTATGGCATCAAGAAATAGGACGGCAGGTAATAATTATGAAAGACAGGTAGCTAAAGAGTTAAGAGAGTTTGGCTTTGATGCTGTTACATCTAGGTCTGAAAGCAGAAATTTAGATGCTAGAGGAATTGATTTAGTTAGTAACTTTCCTCTCAAACCTCAGATGAAGTGTTCGATTAATCAGCCCAATGTTCATAAGTTATTGGAAGAGACAGAAGCAAATATTATATTCTTCAAGAAGACTGAGAAAGCTAAAAAGAAGTTCGTTACTAAAGGAGAATATATAATGATGAAGAAAGAAGATTTCTATAACTATTTTATAGATACTTTACTGGGATATATTAGATGAAAGAATTGTTTTTATGGATTATTTTTCGTATCTTTGTATTATGAAAGTAAAAATCCTTAAGAACCTTCGTAGTAACGGATCAGTTGAAAGTGTTGATGATGATACGTTTGAGAGACAAGTTAATAAAGCCCTTGAAGAGATTGGAGAAGTTAAAGATATTAAGATAACTTCTGCTTATGATGAATCAAGATATAAAGTAGTTATTACAGTTATGTTAATTTATTAATTCTATTTATATGAAAATTAAAAGTGTTGATAAACTTAAGGTTCATGAATTTGACCTTATAGTTAAAGTGATAGAGAAAGATAGTAAGATTATTTCTACAGATGAATCAGTTAAATCACCTATGACTAAGTATATGGAAGTAGTAGTTGTAGGTAATAAAATTGAAGATGTTGAGGTAGGAGATGTTATAGTAGATTTTAGAAATCCTAAAAAAGAGATTTATACTTTTAAAATAGGAAAGCAGAAATATGCACACCTATCTAGACATGATGTACTGATGGTTACAACTAAGGATAATTTAATTACAGATGACGAAAAACTCACATCTTAGAGGTAAAGGTTTTGTTTGGAAGAGAGCTCATAAAAAAGTAGGTAGAAATGATCCCTGTCCATGTGGCAGTGGAGAAAAGTATAAGGACTGTCAATGTGACAAATCTGAATATGAACAATATGCTGTCTTTAAAGTAAAACGTAAAAAACCTAATAGTGAAGACTTACCAACTTTAAAAAGAGACTAATTATGTGAGTTGTTGTATAAGTTTTTAATTATTAGGGTGATGGGGGAGAATTTAAAATTTCTCCCCTTTTTATTTGGAAATGTCAATTATTTTTTGTATATTTGTCAAAAATTAAATTAAATGAGAATAGTTTCCCAACTTCGTGAAGGTCATAAAGCTGTTTTAAGATTTTTTGGTAGTGAGTCAAGTCAACAATCTGATATATCTTATGATGGTGAGAAAATAGTATTAGAAGACAAAGTGTTTTTTAATAAGACGATAAATTCAAATGTAATTTATTTAAATGATATACACAAAAACTTAGCTGCTATTAATTTAGATGTCTCTAAAGGGCATCTTTTTGTTTTAGAACTTACAGCTAATGCTGAAATAACCTCTATAAAAAATGCAGAATCTGGTGCCATGTATACTATTGTAGTTAAACAAGATAGTACTGGTGGAAGAACTCTTACCTTACCTAGTTCTTTTAAATATGCATCAGGTACACCTCCTACTATTACTATAGGTGCAAGTTCTATTGATCTTATTACTATATTTAAATTAGATTCTGATTATATAATATCTTATGATCAGGATTATAAAACTACTGCATAATGAGTATTTTTAATACAACAGGATTAGCAGGAATGCCAATAAATAGTATGCGAAGGAAAAAAGATGAATCCATCTATATGCTTGATGCGGAAGGGAACAAGATTAAAGACGCAGAAGGAAATTACATAAAATTACCACATTAATTATGAAAAAATTATTATTTATAATCGGATTTATTTGGATTGCCCTTTTAGGAAAGGCACAGTCTTGGGATCATTACTATGGGTATATCCCACAGGATAGTATTATAGGAAGGGATTCCGTGCAGATACTTGTTATTGACGCAGAAAAGGACAGTACATATACACTTCTAATCTCGCAACTTGACAGTATCTGGGTAAGTAAGAATGATTCACTAACGATGATTGGAAGAAATGGTGTTATATACACATATTCATCCACAGGAGACACACTTTATGCTGAGGTGGATAGTTCGGCTTATTCAACCTTAGATGCTTTGAATGATTCTATAACAGCTTTAGAAGCACGAACTGCATCGGTGTCAGGAGGCTATGACCTACTTGAATTTACAGTAGGAACAACTACGGATGCTCCGGCAGTTGGGGATAGCCTATTTACACATGGTGAACTTTTTGGAAAATCTCTTGAAGTGTTTCGTGGTGGTGATGGAGCATATATGCCGATGGTTCCTTCTCGTGCTACTTCTCCGGGTTATGAACTAAATGATTCAACGCTTACCGTTCATCCTGTTTATGTAGCTGGAGACATAATGAGGATTCATATTCGGGAAAGTGCGAATGTTACAAGTTTAGTCCTTAGAGACATTGATCAGGAAGGCCCGACTTATTCCAGTGCTGAGATAGGTACAGGAAACGATACAATAATTTATGTAACTCTTTCTGATGTAACGGGTGTAGATACCGATAGTGTTCCTAATATAGCAGACTTTACTTTTGAAACGTCAAATGATGTGGCTATAGGATTAAATGCAACTTCATTCATTGATGCTACAACGTTAGGGGTAGCTCTTGATTCAACGCTTACAGTGTTTAATGACTCAACACTTCAATTAACTTATGTACCTTCAGGCTATCCACGCCTGCAAGATACGAATGGATTTGAGAGTTCAGGATGGACTGATCAAAGTGTGACTAATAACCTTGATTACACTCCTCCTGATGAAACAGCCCCGATTGCTCAATCTTTCGAGATTGGAACATATAACGATAGTATTGTAATGGGATTATTTGATGAAGCTCTTAATGCTGATTCAATCCCTGCAACAACAGACTTCTTATTTGAAACAGGTGGTCAAGTTGAGATAGGTCTTAATGCGATTACATTAAGTTCAGACACGCTTTTTGCTGCTCTTGATAGTTCACTTGCTTCTACATATCAGGATAGTTCATTTACTATAACTTACACACAACCAACAAGCGGAAGATTACAGGATGCTTCGGGTAATTTAGTTGCAAGTTGGGCGGATAGTACGGTTACTAATAATCTTGGTGATGAACCAGCGGTGTTAAATGATGGAAATACTCAAGGTTGGTATATTGCAGAGGCCGAGTATGTAACACAAAGTGATGATTCAGTTAGTCAATGGGATGATGTAAGTGGGAATGATTATCATTTGACTAATAATACAGATATAAAACCACTATTTCAAGGAGATTCCATAATATTTGGTCATGCAGCAGGTGTGCAAATGGGGAGCTCTATTGCGTTAGATACATCAAACACATGGTATGCCGTTATGTGCGTAGATTCTTATTTTAATAGCAGCGATTTAATCTCCAACGGTTCTACTAATATGATTGTTGAACACAATAATACTGATAATAATCAATTAAGAATAGTCGCAGGATCAAATTATATACGATCAAACTCAGATCTTATTTATGAAAACACAATGTTAGTTGTATGTAGATTCGTTTCATATAGTTCTTCTGGCATTGTGATAAACAATGGGAGTGAAGTTACAGAAATTGCCGGAGAAATTGATGCAACCAACACGTTAGATATTGGCGATTTTTCAAATAACTCAGCAGTTTCTTTTAAGGAAATAATTATAAGAAACGTAGACGATAGCTCAGAAGATAGAACTGCAATCATGGATTATCTTAACAATAAATATACTATTTATTAAAATGAAGAAAAAAAGTATAATATATATATTAATGCTATTATCGTCTATATGCGTTTATTCTCAAGGTACTGAGTTGATAACTAACGGTACATTTGATAATTCTGATTATTGGACAATTATCACTGAGGGAGAATGGGTTATTAGTGGGGGTGATGCTCATTTTGAAGATTTGGGGACTGGACATTTAAGGCAGAATGCTGATGACATGGTTAGTCAGATTCAAAATAATACCACTTATATTTTAGGGTTTGAAATAACACCAGATACTACAGGTGGTGTTGCATATATGAGAATTTATGATGATATAAATTCTAATATTTATGTGGAGTTTACTGAATATGGAGTAGGATCACACCAAGTGATTTTCACAACTCCTGAGAGCAACAATGGGGGTATTTCTTTTTATGCTTCAAGTACACAAGACGGATTTACTATTGACAATATTTCTTTAATTCAGGGAGATGAACCTGCCGGAAGTCCTTATTTTATTTCATTAACAGGACATGATGCAAATGATGGTTCTATATCATCACCCTTCGCAACACCAGAAAGAGCATTCGGGTTAGCAAAGGCAGGTGATTCAATTTATGTAAGAGCAGGGACATATTATAGAACACAAAATCAAGGATCTATAAGTGTTAGTGTGGAAGATGGAACTTGTAATCAAGGAGAGCCAAATAATAGGATTTTTTTTGGGGGCTATCCCCCTGATATAGCTAATGGGGACTCAGTTATTTTTGACTTTTCATTAATCATGCCTGATGAACCAGATTATGATGCAGTAGAAGCTGGTGGAACAGGAGAAACTAATGGTGGCTTTTCTTTTTCATGGATAAATTATTTAACTCTCAAGGATTTTACAGTTAGAAATGTATGGCAGAAATATAGATATGTACAAGTAAGAGGTATGAACTTTTATGCGTGTAATTATTTACGGATTGAAAGAGTTAATGTTCATCATATTGGAGGACAGGGGGTATTTAGCTCTAATGGAACGATTGATGATACTCGTTATATTTCATCAGAAGGTGATACAATATATACTGAAGTCGATCCTTATACAATTACTGATTCAACTTTGTGGATTCCTGGCGATACAACTTACCTCATTAATTGTGATTTTTATCATTGTATAGATTCTTTTGCTGTTAATACTTTTAATTATGGATTAGGTCAAGCAGGGTCATGGGCGCAGCCATGTTTTATGGTAATCGCATTTCCCGGTGAATACATAGAGCTTAATGGCTGTAGGTCTTGGCTGGGTGCTGATGATGGATATAATGTTCAAGGGCCGGGAACGATTGCTATGATAGACTGTTGGTCTTTTAGTAATGGAATTTATTTTCCTTATCTTGATTATACTTCATCTGGAAATGGATACAAAATAAATAATACAGGTGATACAGCGGCATTATCCCTTTATCCCGATTTAATAAATCGTATTAATATTAGGTGTATTGCTTCTTATAATCAAGGGGTTGGATTTACAGAAAATCATGTACAAGATCAACCATCTATGAATAGAAATATTTATAATAATCTTGCTTATAAAAACGAACAGGGTTTTACTGTCACACAAACTGATCCTGATGGATGGGAACATAGAGATAATAGGTATATAAATAACATAGGTTATGATAATTCTTATGCTGATAAAGGAGAATATATGGGAGGATATTTTGAAACCGATTCAACTAATTCGTGGAATGATCCTCCAGGTGTGACTGTCACTGATGCTGATTTTTTGGCTCTACCTGATTCGGCTACTAATTTTACTATTCTTTCAGCCCCCCGACAATCAGACGGTTCACTGCCGGATATAGGTGATTATTATAAACTTGCACCCATATCACAGTTAATAGATGCAGGTACGGATGTTGGGATTGATTATGAAGGTGATGCTCCTGATTTAGGGCCTTTTGAATATACACCTACTCCCTCACAACGCCCCAACCGCCCCCGATCAATCGGAAGCAAAAACGTAGGAGGCAAGGCAGTTAAATTTATTGAGAACTAATGACACTAACACTAATCATATTAACCCTTATAATGACCCTTGATGCAATCGGGGATGGAAATTAAATAAACATACAATAGATATGAGAAAACTACTTATTATAATTATATTTTCCTTAATAGGAATAACGTTATCAGCACAGACTCCTTCTGGACAAATCAATGTAGAAAAAAGGATTGAAGATATTGATGATTCTATCACTATTCACAGAAGCCTTTTAGATGCTAATAAGGACTCCATTGCAAACCTCAGAACAACAATTTCGTCTTTACAGGATGTTACTGCTCCGACTTTTTCGAGTGCTGAAACAAACGAAACGGGTGATTCAATTATAATCACTTTTTCAGAATCAATAGACGCCTCATATGTTCCTAGTGTAAGTGATGATGCGTTCATTATAAGTATAAATCATTTTTCTTCGACAGAAATTGATAGTATAACTGCATCCGGACAATATATTTATTTAAGTCTTAACGATACAATCGTGCAAAGTGATGTGCTTAATTTGTCATACAATACCCTTTCAGATAATTACATTAGAGATCTCTCCGGGAATGCTCTAGCTACTTTTAACAATGAAGTCGTAACTAATAATGTTGAAGAATTGATTTCGTTAATTTCCTTTTATGACTTTGAAAACAATGCGCAAGACTCAAAGGGAAGTTATGACGGAACTGCATCATCAGGATTCTATTACCCTACGGCCCTTGCACTTTCTGGTAACTATAAAGCATCATTTTTTTCAACAAGCTATATAGATGTAAATAATTTTCCATTTTCAAACTCATTCACTTTTGCAGTAGGTTTGCAAGTATGGGGGGTTGACTACGTTGGGACAATTTTTGCAACAGACACAACAGAATTTTTGCTTGATGCTCCTAATCGACAGTTTCATTTTATATGTGCAGGAGATACAGCATCATCAAATGATAGCATATTCGTGCCCGGAGCAGGATCGAATATGGTAATATTGACAGTTGATAGTACAACAAATGATGTAAGGTTCATTATTAACGGAATTGATCAAACAGAAGATTCTACTGCTAATCTTGCGGTGAATTGGACGCAAGACACTCTCAGATTTGGGCTTAATTTGTCAGATACCTTGACATTATCAGGATATTTGGATGGAGCAAGAATATATAGTGATGTGATTTCAGAAGCAACGTCTAACGATCTTCTTAGTGCTTACATTGGAGAGGCTGCAATCATAGATGTGATACCTCCTACGATTGATACAGCCAGTTTTAATCGAGACGGGGACAATAAAATAAGGATTAATGCAAATGAACAATTAATATCATCTATAACGCCCGATACGGCAGCATGGAAAGCTTATGAGGGAGCGTCAGAAAAAGAAGTCACAAATCCAGTCATAGATGGGAATGTAATATTATTCACTTGTGCTTCTGCAAGTTCTCCAGATTCAATAGTATATGCAAAATCTGGAAATAATAATGTTGTTGACATGCAGTATAATGAATTGCAAGATGTAAGCCTGAGTCTCGTTTCATACGGTTCAGACACAGTTGAAACATTAGCACATTATAAGGCAGAAAATAATGTGTTAGATGATCTTGATAATTATAATGGGACAGCTAGCGCAGCATTGGGCTATACAACGAATGCGGTTGCAGCGGGAACTTACGCATGGCAAATGTGGGGGACAGATAGATATTTTGAAATTAATTTGGGTAGTGATGTAGATACAGTTTTTTCAGTTTCATTTTGGGTAACAGAGAAAGACGCATACACAAGATCAACAGTATTTAGTTCTGATAGCATTAATATTTATATTAATTTTTCTACTAATACCGTCTATCTTGAAACAAAAGACGGAACTACGCTTACAGCAGCATCTAATACAGGAGTTGTATTTGTAACAGATGCAATGTCTCATGTTGTTGTCAATAAGTATGCGGATTCCGTCAACTTTTATGTTGATAATATTTATGAAGGAAGTTCAACAGATTTTCATTCTGGCGTTACGCTGGCCGGAGTCACACGAATTGGACAACAAAAAGATGGGACGGATGATATTAACGCATATCTGGATGAGGTTTTGATTATGAATCAAACATTATCTTCAGCAAATGTAGCTGAATTATATTCAAATCCAGGCTCAATATTATCCGGGTCAAGTACAACATATGAACCCCCTGTATATGATAATCCAGATAAGTCTCAATATACTATCATCTTAGAACAAGATTGGGAAGATCATTCAACAGGGAAATGGACAAAATCACAATACCAACAAGATTTCCCGGGGGGGACAGGAAGATCAGTTGATTATAGAGACCCTTCAACTTCAGAATATAATGCCAGTTATGTATCTAGTCTGGCAAATACATATTATAAATATCCAGAGACTTCTCCATTGCCATATACGGTAGGATATTTTGATTCAATAACTATTGATAGTAATTATGGATCAAAGGTACTTGAATATAATACAGTTGAAGGAGGTGTCACAAATCTCATCGGCGGCGATGAATGGAATATGCCTATTGGCCCTTACGAAGAAGTGTGGATGACGTATAATATTAAACATAAACCTGGTTTTCTTTTTAACCGTGGCGGAAAAATGTTCGCCGGAGTTCATGCTGGAGGTGATAAAACTATATCTATGCAACCTACATACGATGAAGGAGCTTCTTTAAGGGTAATGTATAAGCCCGTCACTGGTGATCCAGATAGGGGTCAATTATATTTTTATATGTATTATCAAAACTCAGGAAGAACACAATGGGGAGCAGGCGATTTTTGCTATCAATTTAACGGAAGGGCCTACCTAGAACCTGGACAATGGCAAAATATTACCCTTAGATATGTGATGAATACCTATAATGCAGATAATTCAGTTAATCAAGATGGATTCATGGAAGTATTTGTAGATGGGGTATTACATGGAAGATACAGCGGTATGGAGATTCTTTCCTCTTATTACAGAACGACAAGACCAGATCAATGGGGAATCAATACATTCAGAGGGGATGTTTTTTTCGGAGGAAATTCATTAGGGGCTCCTTATGATGGAGGGGAAGATGAATCTGCTCAACGTGATGAATGGTGGCAAATTGATGATATAGCAGTTTTTCAATGGAAACAGGAAGCACAAGGGAAAAATGGAGTCCCTCTTGCTGGTGAATTTTCAGACCCTAATCAAGTTCTTAGTCACGCATGGATGAATAAAGATGAATAAAAGCGATACAGTCACAGCTTATTATGTAAGTCCAGACGGGAATGATAATAATTCAGGAACATCTTCATATTCTCCCTGGAAAACTCTTGCGAAAGTCAACTCAACAACTTTACAAGATGATTATTCAGTGTTATTTGAACGTGGCGAACAATGGTATGAACAACTTTATATATGCCTTGGGCAAAATAAAAAAATAAAATTATGATAGGAATAGGATTAGGACTAACAAAAAGGAGGGGTGGGGGAGGCGTTATATTAGACCCCGACCTTCAAACCTATCTTGACGCTTTATCTACTCCATTGAGTTCTGACCAACAAACGAAATTAAGTACACTTATAACGGACGTAAAGGATGGATTGAATATTAATAATTTGAGTGATTTTTTTGATACTTTTTACATGTTGGCAAATGAGACAGAAGATGCTGCATTAAAGAACATGGTTAAAAGAAGTCATGATGGGATAGCATATAATAGCCCAGTATTTACTCAGTATGAAGGATTTAAGGGAGATGGTTCAAATGCTTATTTAAAAATGGATTATAATCCTTCTACGGATGCGGTAAATTATACTCAAAATGAATCTTCTTATGGTTTGCTAACATTAAGTGGAGGTATTAACCCAGCTTCATATGGGCCTCAGTATGGTATTGCTGCGTATGGATTAGGATATTACAGCATTGATAAAATTAGGCATTATCATAATGATAATACTAGAAAAGATATAAATAATACAAATAATAATACAAATTATATTTTTAGTTCTAATAATTTGACTAATGTATCAGTATGGAATAATGGGTTGTTAACATCTTATGTTGGGGATAATGATAATTTACCTTCAAGTCAAGTTACCTTACTGAGAGTAGGTGCTTATTATGCTTTGGATACGATTAGTTTTTACATGTCTGGGGCTAAAAAATTATCAAGTACATCTGAAGGTGTAATAAGGAATGCGATTGAAACATACATGGATTCAAATGGCAAAGGAATATTAACATGAATATAATAATATTATCAGAACATATTGAAGGTAAGTTTGGGAAATATAGTGGTATTAATTCTCGTAAACTTCCTGATAATACTTATATGTTACCTGAAAGAGTATTAAGTGATGAGGATTTACAATCTGCAAAAGATTTGATTATATCCAAGCAAACAGGCACAACAGAAATATTAAGATACGACGAACATGAAACTTTAGAACAAGGAAAAGTTTATCAATGGGATGACCCTGATTTAGGATTAGATCAGCCGAGTGATTTATTTATTTGCCGTCAATCCCATTTAAAAACCATTTACAAACCTTCCGAAATACCGGCTTTATTTACTTTTTTCAGGGATAACGCAGATGATTTACAATGGATTCAGAATGAATATGTATATGTAGGATGGAAACGGATTTGGAATAATATTCAGTATGAGTGCTTACAGGAGCACATGACAGTAGAAGGACAAACACCTGATATTACTCCAGCTCTTTGGAAGAGCGTGCCAAGTGAAGAAATCATTGAATGGTATCAACCCACGGGGGGACATGATGCGTTTCGTATAGGGGATTTAGTAAGATATACAGACGGTAATGTTTATGAAAGTCTGATTGATTATAATGTTTATTCACCAGTAGCTTATCCGGCTGGATGGTTATTAAGGGAGGATTTGTCATGAGAAAAGAAAAACAATTAAAGCCAAAGAAAGAAAAGTTTAGACAAGTAAGTAAAGTTGATTCTAAAGGCAGGGTAACTTTTAAGAATCCTGTTAATAATATAAGGCAAAATGTTATTAAGAAATATAAAAAATTATTCAAATGAAATCACCGGGAGTAGGAATTAAACCAAAAAAAAGTAAATCATGGAAATTGAAGTAATCATTGGAATTGTAGTAGCGGTATTGGGATTAAATAAATTAATAATATGAAGAAAATAGTTTTTAATATAATTTTATTAATAGTTTCAATGGGATTACATTCTCAAGCTTTACAGGATAGAGCTGAGGCAATATGGGATTTTGAAACTTCAAGTTTAGCAGATAGTTCTGGTAATGGACATTCTGGAACAACTTCTGGAACTGTAACTGTTTTAGGAACTGGAGGTATTTTAGGTAATTATGTAGAAACAGATGGTTCTGGAGGTGATTATATAGAAATATCAGCCATTTCTACAGGAAATGCTTTTAGTATAGGTGGTTGGGTTTATTTAGATGATGTAGATGCTGATCATAGAATAGTTGGGAGATATTATGGTGATTTTGAAATTTATGTTAATTCTTCAGATAATTGGGCTTATACTGTATTTGGAAACTATTTAAGTTCTAGTACTACTGCTGCTACTGGAGAATGGGTTCATATTATGTTAACCTATGATAATAGTCTTGGGTCAGATAATGTAAAATTTTATGTTAATGGAACTTCGGTATCAACTCATAATGTAACTACTGCAGAGACACATTCTACTGCAAATTGGCAATTTATGGCTAATGGTAATGATAGTTATTCATTAGATGGTAGACTTGATGCTTGGGCACTATTTAAAGAAACTTTAGATGCTACAACTATAAGTGATACTTTGTATAAATCAGGAAGTCCTACATATTCTTATTTATGGACTACTACTACTAGTAGTGATACTACTACCATTTATAATTTTATATCTATAGATGGTACTAATTATAACATATATAAAAATAGTACATATTATGCTATAGCTAAAGATTATATAAGATACTATGGAGAAGGTGGTGGAGGTGATCCTCCTCCTGTACCACCAGATACAACTTATGCTGAAGGTACTGCTGAATCTATAAACGCTTTAATAGGAAAAGGTTTAGACCTTCGCAATATTGTTTTAGATGGTGATGGAAATTGGAACATGAATCAAACTTATAAAGATTCTGCATATATATACAGTATTGCTCAAAAAGGTTTTGAAAGTGTCAGGCTAGTAATGAAAACTGGTTTAACTACTAGAACATTACCAGAAGCAGCGTTAGATAATGCTTGTGAAATTATAGATTCTTGTATTAATAATGGCCTTTTTGTTATTTTTGATTATCATGTTTCTCCTGATTGGTGGCATGAAGATTATTATTCTCAAACTGATGCAGATAGTTTGGCTGCACACTGGGGACAAATGGCAGAATATTTTGAAAGTAAGTATACTAATGAGCAAATGGCGTTTGAATTAGCTAATGAGCCTAGAGATGAAGGTGCTAATTATTGGAATACCACTTGGCATAGATGTTTAGACTCAATCAGAGTTTACGATCAATCGAGATTAATTTGTGTAGAGCCTATAGACTGGGGACAAATTTCTGGTATTAGAAATTTTGAACCACACCCTACAGATACTATGTGGGCATTAACTATTCATTATTATGATCCCTGGTGGGTGACCGTACAAAATTCTCCTTATGAAGGTAGTTTCGGAGGAACTGATTATGCAGGAGCAGAATTTCCAAAAATTGAACCTGTCTATGATATTTTTGAAGAAGATTGGGAAGATGCTTTAGACTTTAGGTCACAACATGATGTTCCTTTAAATATTACAGAATGGGGTACTATGGTATTTGTAGACTCTGCAAATAGAGTAGATTATTCTACTATGTTATCAGCATGGTTAGCCGATAATAATATTCCTTGGACTTATTGGGATCATAGAACAGATTTTGGAGCTTATATGAATCCAGATTATGGATCAGCTACTACATCTGGTTGGTATGAACCATTGGCTACTAATCTTATAAATGATAGTTATCCAAGTTTAGATAATAATGATACTACAACTATCTATGAGTATAATACTTGGGCAGCAGTTGGACAATGGGATTTAGATGTATATGGTACTACTGCTGATGCTAGTGTAGCGGTAGATAATGGAAATTTAAAAGTTACTATAAATACTAGTGATTATAATATGTTAAATATTAGATTAAATAGTCCTAGTTTTGAACTTACTCAAAGTGATGTTTATAAAGTAACTTATATTATGAAAACTGATGGTGGTACTAAAACACAAGTAGCTCATAAATATAGTGGTTATCATAGTTGGAATTATACTTATAATCTAAATACTTCTTCTACAACTGTAGTAGAAACTTATATAATGCCGAGAGCAACGGCATCTGGAACTACTGTAGAGTTTTTATTAGGTTATGGAACTCAAAACTTTATTTTAGAGTACTTTAAGTTAGAAAAATATACTGTACAATAATACTTATTAATTATGATTAGTATGATGGTGTTTTACAAAGGCAATTCTAATCCCTTACAAATGGTTATTAAACCTGTAGAAGGTGATGTAGTTTATACTGAAACTGGAGACTGTTTTATGTGTTGTAGAAATAATAATGATGAATTATATTATAAAAAAATACATGATACAGTTTTAGTAGATTATGAATATTTAGATGATTTAACTGAATTACAGTTAAAATTATTTTGGGTGTTAAGTAAAAAGGAGTTAGAAAAAATAGAGCAAGATGAAGTTAAATATTCCGCATAATGAGAAGAATAATAAGTATCTAATTATGTTGAATTTATTTTCTTTTATTTCTCCATACTCATTATTAAATAATAGAGAGAAACAAGTTTTATCTGAATTATTTATGTATGATTATGAGTTTAGAAATTTTAATGAGGATAAAAGAAATAGATTTATATTTGATTATGATACTAGAGTAGAGATAGCAGATAAGTTAAATATTTCTACTGATAACGTATATAATATTATGGCATCGTTAAAACGTAAAGGTTTTTTAAAATCTAAAGGTTTGGTAAGAGACAAGGTTTTACCTAATACTGAACAAATTATAATAAATTTTATAGATGGAAAAAACTAATTTTATAGATGAAAGTAGAGAGTTTGAAGATCGTTTAGAAGCGATTGAATACTATAAATTTAATTATGATGCAATTAGAAAATTGAATATGAATTTTAAAGCATCATTTATGAAAGTAGATGGTTTATACAAGGTTACCATCCAAGCTACGAAAAAAGACCCTGTTGAAAAATTTTATTCTAAACAAGATTTAAATAAATGAGAGTAACAGATAAAAGACTTTCAGAAGTCATTGACTTTTATAATAATAATGGCGAAGATAGAACTGTAGAAGAATTAGGATTAACCCATGAAAGTGTACATAGATATATTAGGGAGTACAGGATACGAAAGAGGGGATTAAATAAACAAGAAAAAAGGAAAGAGTTACCAAACGTTCTTATATATGATTTAGAAGTAGCACCATTATCAGGATGGGTATTTAGAGTATGGAAAGAGAATATTTCTCCAAAGCAATTGGAAACAGAGTGGTTTATATTAACTTGGTCAGCTAAATGGTTAATGGATGATAAAATTTATTCAGACAGGCTTACTTCTGAAGAGGCTTTAAATCAAGACGATAAAAGGATCACAGGAAGTCTTTGGGAATTGATAAATCAGGCTGATGTAGTAATTGCTCATAATGGTAAGAAGTATGATATTCCAAAGATGAATACTAAATTTCTGTTACACGGTTTGCCAAGACCTTTACCATATCAAGTTATAGATACTTTAGATGTATCAAAGAGACAATTTGCTTTTACTTATAATAAACTTGATTATATTTGTAAAATACTTGGACTTGGAGGTAAAATAGAAACTGGTGGTATGGAATTTTGGAGAGCTGCTACTAAAGGAGATGATGATACTTTAGAAGAGATGGAAATTTATAATAAAAGGGATGTTACTCTTCTTGAAGAGGCATATCTTAAAATTAGAAGTTGGATTCCATCTCATCCTAATTTATCACTATATGTAGAAACTACTGAGCCTACATGTCCTGTATGTTTGAATACAGATTTATCTTGGGAAGGATATTATTCTACTATGGTAGGTAGGTATAATACGTTTAGATGTAAAGAGTGTGGTTCTGTAGGTAGAGTACGTCAGTCTGGATTAAGTAAAGAACATAAGAAAAACTTAATGGCTTCTATAGCAAGATAATGATTAGTGAGAGAACAAAAGATATAAGAAAGAAAATAGCTAAGGAACATGGATTAACTCTGAATCAAGTGGATGAAATTATAAAAAGTGCTTTTATATTTCAGACTAAGATTATGAAAGAGGAATTTGATACTAAAAATCAGCATTTTCCGTCAGTAAGGATTCCTAATTTTGGATTGTTTTATGTTCCTGATTATATAAAGAAGAGGTTTAAAGAATGAACTTATTTGAATTAAAAAATCATAAATTGACCTTTTCTCCTCAAGCTTTAGAACTTGCTCCTTTTAAGGTACTTTGGCAAAGAGACAAGAGTAAGAATAAAGAGAAAGCTATCAAAGAGTTAACTTATATTTGGTATATGGATGATCATAGATCAGATTTCTTTGATATAATTGATGAGGAGGAAAGGTCAAAAGAGATATTATCTCTTATTGATCTTCCTAATAATTGGAAGGCAGACGATAAAGTTAATGAGGCTCGTAACTTTTATCGGGATCGTAGTGATACTATCTCAGTAAAGATGTTAAAGAATACTATGTCTTTATTAGAGAAGGTTAATACTATGTTAGGTAATATAGACCCGAATGAAACTTATAGAGATGCTCAGGGTAATATAAAACATGTTTATGATCTTAAAAAGATTGTAGATGTAGCTAAACAAATACCATCGCTTATAGAGTCATTTGAAAAAACAGTTGAACAAGTTAAAAAAGAAGATAGAAAAGAGTCTACTATGAGAGGCTCCATGACAAAGAGTACTTTTGAAGATGGCATATAATTTTAATAAATATCAAACACAGATAGATGAAAACCTCTTAAAGAGTCTTTCTAAAGAAGAAAAAACTCTTTTATTTGAGTATGTTGACAATATTAAACTTATTGAAAATTTAATATCTGTAGATAGGTTATATGCTAAAGATTTACCAAAAGATAATTTAGGTAGAGTTAAGGTTGATATAACTAATCCTCATATATTAGAAGATATAGACTATTTTAGACAACCAGCAATTGCTCACGAGAAAACTGGTAAATATACTGATCTTCATCCAAACTCTCATCCTCAGTCTGAGTATGCTAAATTTTGGGAAGAAGAGGCTCGTAGATGTAGAGAAGGTTATGTCAGAGAATCTGATGGAGAATGGATTACTGGATTAAATTATTTCTATTGGAACTATTCTCCTATACTATTATCAGAAAAACATCCTACAACTGGTAAAGAAATTAAAGTTAGAAAATTTCCTAAACCTTGGGATGGAGATTATTTATTTTTTCATTATGTAGAACAGGCTGGAGTTGCAGGAAAACATTGTAATATACTAAAGACAAGAGGTAGAGGTTTTTCTTATAAAGGTGGAGCAATTGATGCTAAAGTATTTATACTAGGTGATAGACATGAACCAGTAGAATCTAGAAAACATCAAACTATATTTAATATTGCTAATGAGAAAGAGTTTTTAATCAAAGATGGTATTCTTAATAAGTTTGTAAACGTTTCCGATTGGTGTGCAGATCATACTCCATTTCCTAGAAATAGACTCAAATGGGAAGAGATGGGTAAATTTCCAGAACTTTTACATGCTTGGACTGTGGCTAAACCTTCTGTTCAAGATGGTGATGATGCTTTCGGAACAATGATAGCCTGGGGATGTTTAACTGCTGGAAATAAAGTGTGGAATAATAAAGGGGAATTAATAAATATAGAAGATATTAAACAAGAGGAAGGTATTTTAGGGTATGAAAATAATGTAGGAGTTTCTGAAGAGAATATTACTTATTGGCAACCTCCTGCAAAAAAAGAATGTATTAAGGTTACTACTAATACTGGTAGAAGTATTGAGTGTAGTATTGATCATCCTATCTTATGGAGCAAACAAAATTATGGTAGTAGGCCCAGGATAAATAATAAGAGACTATTTACTAAAAAAACTATTTTTAAAAGAGCAGATGAAATAAAAATTGGTGATCAAGTTGCTACAATAGACAAAGTAGACATATGGTCTGATAAGAAGTTTTGGAATCCTTATTTAGTAGGTTTATTGATTGGAGATGGTAGCTATGGTTATAATAAAACTCCTATACTATCTTCAGCAGATGAAGAAACGTATTTATACCTAAAAGAAAACTTTAATATCGTTGTAGAGAAAGAAACTCTTACAAAAGATAATAGAATTTATAGGGAAATTAGAATTAAAGAAATTACTAAACCTTTAAGAGAGTTAGGAATTTATGGTCAGACTAAAAATAAAAAACGTCTACCTAATAATATTCATAGTTTCAGTAAAGAGTCAGTTACTAAATTATTAGCGGGTCTTTTTGACGCTGATGGATATTATGGTGAAAATAGAATAACTTTATGTAGTTCTTGTAAAGAGTTATTATTAGAAGTGTTATTATTATTACAAAAATTAGGAATACATTCTAATATACATGAAATTGATGTTTCTAACAGTAATAATCCTTTAGATAAAAATAATTATTTTAGATTAGAAATTCGTAAGAAGTTTAGTATAGATAGGTTTTATGAAAATATAAATCCTAAAATAAAATATAAAAGGAAGAGTTTACAAAACCTATATAAATATTACTCTAATAAAAGATCAGAAGAGTCTAAATCTATTAAAGGTCTTAGATTTGAAAGAGTTATAGATATAGAGTATACTGGAATAAAACCAATTTATAATTTAACTGCTGGTAAAACTCATACATATATAGGAAACGGTATTGTTACCCATAATACTGGAGGTACTGCTGATGCAGATTTTAGGGCTGCAGAAGAAATGTTCTACAATCCTGAAGGTTATAACATATTAAAACTTCCTAATGTGTATGATAAAGGTACTGGTAGTAATAGTTATTGTGCTTTCTTTGCTCCAGAATATATGAATAGACATAGATGTTATGATAAAAATGGTAATTCTGATGTAATTAAAGCATTATTACAAATTATTAAAAGGAGAATTACTATTAAATATGGTACTTCTGATCCTAACGCTCTTACTCAAGAAAAAGCAGAAAGTCCTATTACTCCTCAAGAAGCTATCTTACGTAAAGAAGGTAATCTATTCCCAGCAGAAGATTTGAAGGATTATCTTGCAGATATTAGAGTTAATGAAGATAAGTTTTTATCTCCTCATTATACTGGTAGATTAGGTATAGATAATAATGGAGACATTCATTGGAAAATTGATCCAGATATTACTCCTATAAGACATTATCCATTAAAAGATAAACTTAATAAAAAGGGTGGACTTGAAATATTTAAAATGCCTATTAAGTCTTTCGATGGTAGTATACCTTATTTAAGATATATAGGTGGTATTGATACTTATGATGATGATGATTCTACTACAACTTCTTTGGGTAGTATATTTATATTTGATAGATTTACTGACCAGATTGTAGCTGAGTATACAGGTAGACCTAGATTGGCAAATGAGTTTTATGATATATGCTTAAGATTAGGTAAATTTTATAATGCCCTTCTATTATATGAGAATAATAAAAAGGGACTATTTCCTTATTTTTCTAATCATAATGCTTTATATATGTTGGCTGATACTCCTCAGATTTTGAAAGATATGGATATGGTCAAATCTGAACGACTTTACGGAAATAAACAAAAAGGAGTAAATGCTACAGACCCAATAAATGCTCTCGGTAGAAGAGAACAAGCTAAATGGATGCTCTCTGCAGCATATAGTAATAGTCCAGAAGAACAATTATCTGAAGGAGATAAAATTAAAGCGGAGAACCAATCAGAACTTAAAAAACTTAATCTACATAAAATAAGGTCAATAGGTTATATAGAAGAAGCTATTAAATGGAATCCAGATGGTAACTTTGACCGTGTATCTGCTATGAACTTTGTGATGATACTTAGATTAGAGCTTGCCAAATATGAAGTTACAGAGAGGTCTACTAAAACTAAAAGTATAGCAGATGATCCATTTTTCTCTAGACATAAAATATCAAGAGCGAGAACAGGTGTTAGGGCAAACGAAGAATTAAAAGATTTATATTTTAATTAAAATAATAACTTATGAAATTTATAAGTAGTGATATAGCAAACGCTTTTCCTGCTCAGAAAGTTCCTGATTCCAAAAAAAGTCAAGAATTTTTTAAGAAATGTGCTGATGTAGGAGCATCAATGGTAAATTTTGACAGAGATACTGGTGTTAGGGCTTCAAGGAAAAATAAAGTAGTTAACTATAATCTTTGGAATGATATAGTAGATACTGAAGAAATCCAAAGAATAGTTAATCCTTTTGGTATTGAGTATGGTAAACTACCAGATAACTATAGAAACATGCCATTATTGAATCCTAATATAATGGTATTAATTGGAGAAGAACGTAGAAGATATTTTAATCCGATTGTAACAGTTATTAATAGTGATGCTATCTCTGAGAAAATGAGAGTTCAGAGTGAAAGACTTAGAGAATTTTCTATTTCTGAGGTAACTAATCCTACTATGTCTAAAGAAGAATTAGAGTCCAGAATTCGTGAGATTGATAAGTGGCAGAAGTATACTTATAGAGATCGTAGAGAACGTATGGTCTCTCAAATGATGGAATATGGATATAGAACTTTGAATCTTAAAGAAGTATTTAGTAGCGGATTCGAGGATTTAGTTATTGCAGGAGAAGAGATATATGTAGCTGATATTGTAGCTGGTGAACCAATTCTTAGGAAAGCACATCCAGTAGACATAATTACTATTAGGTCTGGTCATTCTAATCGTATAGAAGATTCAGATATAATTATAGAAGATATCTATATGCCAATTGGTAAAATTATAGATTCTTATCATGAGTTCTTAAAAGATTCTGATATTAAAAAACTTGAAGAAGGAATTAATACTTGGAAATCAGCTAAAGGGTTTATGAAAAACCAATTAACTCATGGGCATGATTATGAAGATTATATAGCTCAAGAAGGAATTGGTAATATTATACATAAAGCTAACAAGAATGATACTTTTGCTTTTGGTGGTACTTTTGATGAAGATGGTAATGTAAGAGTTACTAGAACTTTGTGGAAAGGTATGCGTAGAGTAGGTATTATAGAATATTTTGATGAAGATGGAGACTTACAAAAAATAGTAGTTCCAGACACTATTGAACCAGATGAATCATTAGGACAAACTGTTGAATATAAATGGATTTCTGAATGGTATGAGGCTACTAGAATTGCTGATGATATTTATGTTAAAATGCAACCAAGAGAGATACAATTTAGAAAAATGGAAAACATTTCTGATTGTAAGCCTGGTGTAGTAGGTATAGTAAATAATGTTGGTAAAGAACAAGGTAGAAGTATTATGGATATTGGTAAAAATTATCAATATTTATACAATGCTATTATGCATAGGATGGAACAAGCTGCTGCTAAAGATAAAGGTAAAATTGGTAGGCTCGATCTTAGTATGATACCTGAAGGCTGGTCTATAGATAAATGGTTATACTATGCAGAAATGACAGGTTGGGCAATCCATGATCCATTTAATGAAGGTAATAAAGGTGCTGCGCTTGGTAAACTATCTGGTGGTATGCAACAACAACAAAATACCTTTGATCTTGAACAGGGTAGATTTATACAACAACAATTTATGATATTAGAATTTCTTTCTAATAGAATTGATAATATAACTGGTATAACACCTCAACGTAAAGGAGCTGTAGATAATAGAGAAACTTTAGGTGGAGTACAGATGGCAGTCAATAAATCTTCTCATATTACAGAAAAGTGGTTCGGTATTCATGATAATGTTAAATTAAAAGCTCTTGAAGCTTGGATTGAAACTTGTAAAGTTGCATGGAAAGATCAAAAATTTAAGAGGTCTTATATATTAGATGATGGTTCTCAAGCTGTATTAGATTTTGATTATGATAAATTTATTGAAGCTGAATATGGTATTTATATAAGTACTGCCTCTTCTGATCAAGAAATGATGCAACACTTACAATCTCTTACTCAACCGTTCATGCAGAATGGTGGTACATTCTCAATGATTATGGATTTATTTAGAACTAAAGACCCAGCATCATTACAGAGGAAGTTTGAAACTTATGAAGAAGAGATACAAAAACGTCAAGAAGCTCAAGCTAAGGAGCAAATGAAAGCTGAACAAAGTATTAGACAAGCTGAAATGCAATTAGAACAAGCTAAATTAGACCTTGAAAGATATAAAGCTGATTTAGAACGTTTAACTAAGTTAGATGTTGAGGCTATGAAACAAGACTCTGATATAGATGATGAGAAGCTTGAACTTGAAAGACGTAAGCTTGAAGAAGATATTGAAGCTCAGAAAAGGGAACTAGACCTTAAAAGAGATCAATTAGAAGAAACTAGGAGACATAATAAAGCTCAGGAGAAAAAGTCTACTAGTAAATAAAGCTATAGTCTGAGAATTAATTTCTAACATAATTTGTTAGATTTATAAATAATTTATATTTTTGTAACATTAAAATTTGGTAAAGATGGCAACTAAAGAAGAGACAGCAATTGATTTTAATTTTGATCAACTATTGGCGTCAGGGGGAAACCCAGTAGAACCACCTAAAAAAGATGAAAATGATGGTGGAGATAAAAATACTAATCCTGATCAAATAGATGATGATTTAGATTTAGAAAATATTTTAAAAGGTGAAGCTACTGATGATAGTAGTGATAATGAAGACGATGAAGGCAAAACTGGTGACGAAGATGCAGAAGATAAAGGAAACAAACCCCCTGCTTCTGATGATACTGATTCTTCGGATGAACCTTTTGCTCTTGTCTTTGCCAAACACCTGAAGGAGCAGGGGTTAGTTTCCTCTTTTGATGAAGAGGAATTTAAAAAACTTTTAGAAGATGAAGGTCCTGATGGAGCTCTCGAAACAATGTTCTTATCAGAAATTGAAAATGTCAAGAAGGATGTTTCTGCAGACCTAGATGAATACTCAAAAGAGTATGCTCAACTTAGAGAGATGGGTTATTCAGCAGAAGAGGCTGGAAACTTTATTGGTAGTGTAGAAGAGATTGAAAATCTTAAAGAAGAAGATTTAGAGAAAGAAGATTCTGCAGATGTGCGGAAAAAGATTTTAAGTCAGCATTATAAAGCTACTACTACTTTCTCAGATGAGAAAATAAAGAAATTAGTTCAAAGAAGTATTGATTTAGGAGATGATGTTGATGATGCTAAAGAGGCTTTAACTGGTTTGAAAGAACTTAGTAAGAAGCAACTTGAAGATTTGAAGCAACAACAAGCAGATCAAGAACAACAGGCTAAAGATAATTATAAAAAATATGTTCAATCTTTAGATAAGACTTTGAAAGATATCAAAGAGATAATTCCTGGTCAAGAGATTAGTCCTAGAACTAGGAATAAAATCAAAGATATGATTACTAAACCTGTAAAACAAGATGAACAAGGGAATGTCCTTAATGGTATATGGTCTAAACGTAGTGAAGACTCAATAAATTTTGATACAAAATTAGCATACTTAATTGACATAGGAGTATTTGATGGTAATTGGGATAAGATAAACAAAATTGCCACTACTAAAGTCTCTTCTAAAATCAAAGATTATATAGATAATCAAGACTCTAAAGCAGGATTTAAAGGCTCAGGTAAAACTCCTAGTCCAAGTTCAAAAGATAAGGATGTTTTAGGACCGTTAAAGAACTTAATATAAACACTTTTTAAATTAATATACGATGGATAGAATTAGTAAATTACAAACTGTAGAACCTAAATACTGGTCTGGTCTTACTCGTGAAGCCCATTTGGGTTGGATAGGTATGACTGAACCTGAAGCAATTAGTAAAGTAATTGATAAGATTTATGAGGTCAATTATGGTGCTGATAATATTGTTAGCTTCATGGATCAGTTCCCTACTCACTATTTGGATACTGAGGGGCCTTATTACTGGTATCTTCAAGGTGCAGACGAGAGGAATATTCCTCTTGTAAAAGCATCTTTAGCTGCTAGTTATTCTGCTCTCAGTTCAACTGATCAGCCAGGTATCACTAGGACACCTTTTTATATGTGGTTTCCTGAAAGATACTTTGAGGCTACATCAGTTATAGTGGGAGAATACCCTGATGAGTATGCTCTTCGTGTAACTGAAGACCCAGTATATGATGGTGATGGTTGGAGGTATAGAGTTGAACTTGTAACTGGAGATGATAATCTTTTTGTTCCTGTAACAGACCTTGCTGCTGGTACAAGATGGTCAGAAGAATATGGTCTTGTAGAACAAGAACTTTCTGTACGTGGTAACACTGTTCACCACTCTGCTCCATTTAGAATGGAGAATAACACTTCTTACATACGTAAGAATTATGATGTTCCTGGTAATATGATCCTTCAAGGTAAGAATAAACCTCTTGCATTTGCTTTTGTAGATCAAGATGGTAAACAACATTATCGTTGGTTGGATAAACTTGGATGGGACTTCATGGTACAATTTAGGAGAGATAAAGCAAGATTACTCCTTCATGGAAAGTCTAATAAACTTAGCGATGGCTCCTTTGGTAATAAAGGTGAATCTGGTAACGTAATTCGTTCAGGATTTGGTCTTTATGAACAAATGGATGGTGGTCATACTTTGTTTTATAATGATTTTTCAGCAGATATGTTGGGAGATTTTGCACTTGACTTATCTGTAGGAAAACTTCCTGAAGATAAACGTGAGTTTATTCTTTCTACTGGAGAAAGAGGACTTTATAAATTCCATAAATCAATGTCTGAAAAAGCTACCAACATTTCTTGGTTGCAGTCAGATCATAATATCAAAACTAGTGGAAACAATGTAACTCTCCTTGAGGGTCAGTTTCTTAACTATGAATTTGTAAATGGGATTAAATTTAAGGTGACTCTCGATCCTATGAAAGACGATCCTATTAGGAATAAGCTTCCTCACCCTGAAGGTGGATTAGCAAGTTCTTATATTTATGATATTTGGGACGCTGGTACAACTGCTGGTGAAGCTAATATTATGAAGGTTGCTGTTAAGGATAATGAAGAGTATTTCCGTTACATACCTGGTATGCGTGACCCGTTCAGTGCAGGCGGTATGGCTAGAAATGCTGATCCTACAATGACTGCATCCTCAGTTGATGGTTATACAGTTCTTAAGATGTTTATTGGTGGTATTATGCTTAAGAACCCCCTGAAAACTGGAAGAATTATACCTAGTATTTTGGCTACTGGATAATTATTAATATATGCTGGGGTTTAATCGCCCCAGCTCTTTTAACTTAAATTTGGCAAAAATTATGACAAGAGAAGAAGCAATTAACAAAGGTTATTTGAAAAATCAAAAAATTATTTTAAAACCAGTTCCTAGAGCTGGTAGAATGATTAACGATCCTGCTCATAAAGGATATTTTATGTATGAAGGTGCGGTAGTAACATTTGTTCTACCAAAAGACAGTAGAAATGCATTAATAAACCCTTTTGAAAGTCAGGAAGAACAAAAGTTCTTTGAAGATGAGTTATCACAAGATTTGAATATTCATAAAAAGACTGATAACTTTTGGCATACATTTAAGGTGAAGTTTATGAAAACTCCTACTACTATTAAAGAAGGTATGAGTTTTAATCTTAGTGATCCTTTAGATATGCTTAGAGTTAAAGTTTTAAGAGTTCAGAAACAAGTTGCTCCAAGTTGGGAGCAAAGATTCCAAAGACCTTCATATAGTTTTGCTCTTATTGGAGAAGACTTTGAAGAGACAGAACAAAACAAAGAGCTTGAAAGAACTCAGAAGATGTTTACTTTTTATGGTACTATTCAGAACCATCCTTCTAAGATGAAGGACTTCTTAGATGTATTCTTTATGGATAATAAGCAACTTAAGAATGTACCTAGTGATGCTAGTGAAAAATTCTTAAACGCTGAATTGATGAAGATTATGAAAGATCAACCTGATCAATTTATTAGAGTGATGGATGATGATAACTATGAAATGAAAGCTTTTATCGCTAAGGCTATACGAGTGGGTGCTATAGAGAAACGTGGTATTAACAGTTATGTAATACCGGGAGAAACTATTAAATGGACACTTCCTGAAATAGTTAGGCATCTAGAACAATTAAAAGAAAACTCTGATGATGTTTATTTAAAGATAGAGGCTCAGATTAATATGGATAGTAAACCTAAAGGTAGGTCTAAAAAACAAACAGCTAGTAAATAATGGATGCTGCACAATTTGCATATGAGTTTGATGTAGTTTATGAATCTATAGCCAGTGATAATGCTCCAGGTTATGAAGTTCATGAGAAATCAATTATATTATCAAGGGCTCAGGAAGAGATTCTTAATGATATACTTGAGGAAGGAGTAGAAGCTAATGAATTTAATAGATTAGCTGTATCACCCATATTCAAAAAAGTGTCTGTTACTAGTGGTAATATTAGTTCAAATAGTCATTATACTAATGGTTATATAGTAGATTTAAATAGTTCTGATAGTATTACTCTAGGTAATATTAGGTTCATATTAAATGAAAGAGCTAATAGCGATATAGATATAACTCCAATAAGTTATAATTTTTATAAGGCAAATAAAGATAATCCTTATAAAAATCCAGATTCAGATGAATTTTGGAGACTTATATTAGAAGGAACAAGTAGAGCTGAGGTTGTGATTATAACCGATGGTACAACTTTATCTAGTTATAAAATGGAGTATATAGAAAAACTTACTCCTATTATAGTTCCTGGAGTAACTATTAGTACAATAATAGATGATGTAACAGTAGATGCTACTTACAACTCAAATGGATTAACATCTTGTTTACACCACTCTGTACATAGAAAAATTATTACAAAAGCTGCTCAAAATGCTGATATTTATATAAAAGATCAGTTAGGAGTACAGCTTAGAGAATTTGAGAATTAAATTATTTTGTTGAATTAAAATTATAGAAAAATGTTTGAAGATAGTGTAACTTATCAGTACATTGGAAATGTAGCAAATGGTGGTACAGATGATACTACCTATGCAAAAGATTTTGCTGCTGGATCAATTGGTCTTGTAGGAGAAGATGGAATTTTGGAAGAGACTGATTCTTCTAGTTCTACCTCTAAATTTAGAATAGCTAATATGCTTTCTACTGGTCAAGTAGTATATTCACCTTTCTTTGTACCTAATGATTGTACAATAACTTCTGATACTTATGCAGCAGATACCCAACAAGTAACCTATTTTGGTTATAATGGTAGCTCTGGTAGTCTTGGAACTATTGTATCAGGAAATGTGTATACCTTACACATAGAAATAAGACAAACTGCTCCTGTAGTAGGAACTAGTCCCCTTATTAAAACTGTTTCTGCTGAAGCAACTGCAGCTACTGAGTATAATATTGCAACTCTTCTTGATGAACATTTTGATAAGGCTTTTGCAAGAGAGGCTTATGAAATGATCAAGTGTGAGCGTGTAAATTCTGGTAGTGAAACTGCTAATACAGGAACTGGTAATCTTTCAGTGACTAAAGGTTCCAAGTATGTAACTGCTGCTACTGATGTAGATGCTGTTGTTTCTGTAGGAGACCTTGTTAGATTTGGTACTACTGAAGCTGATCCTGTATATATGGTAACAGCTCTGGATACTAGTAATGAAATTATGACCCTTGACCGTCCTTATAAAGGAGCTACTGCTTCTGCTGTAAGTTCTTACGAATTTGTAGCCTCTGCAGATATTGGTAATTATGGTCTTAAGTTTACTGGTGTAGACAGGTTTGCTAATGAAGTAACCTTTAATCCTGCAACTGATTATCCTAGTTTAGTTAACTTTACTGTTAATTCAGACGACTTCAGTTCTACTGTTGAAACTACTTATGATACTGCTGCTGCTATAGGTTCTGGAACTTATGCACAGGTAGCTGCATTAGAAGTATACTGCGGTATGAATGAATATGCAGGAAGGTATCTTGATAGATATCCGCCTACTAATTATCGTTCTGAAGCTAATTCTAGTAATACTTATGATACTATGGTAATTGAAGGTACAACTCAGAATGTTACTTGGGTAGGTACTGGACAAAAACCAGCTTCTAAGTTTAGGATCATACTCAGGACTAAAGTATCACTTAACGGTGATGATGTAGATACTGCATTAGGTCTGACTGTATAAAAATTATTTTAACCTTAAAATTTAAAAGGAAGGGGGACACGATCTTCCTTCCTTTTTTTATATAATTAATATTATTTCTAATACTTGTTGTTAGAAATTCTGTTTGGAAATGTTAATTATATTTTGTATTTTTAATAAAATTAAAAGAAAATGAATAGTAACTTATTACAAGAGATATATAATATACTTTCTAGACTTACTGGAGGTAGTGGAAGTGTTTTATTAGGAAGTGGAGCTACTAAAACTGGTCACTATAGAGGTTTTATAGTAAATTCTGCCTTAACCATAGCAGCTATAACTTCTAGTGATCCAGATATGCAAAGTTTTGTTGGAACTGAATTAGCTGTAGGAACGTTAGTTACAGTAGCAGAAGGTCATGCTATTACTTCTATTGAAAGTACTTCTGGAACTGCTGTATTATATAAATAATATATGAAATTAAAAATATTTATACTAATATTATTATTAATCCCAATGTTATCTTTTGGTCAACATTGGGTAACAAAAAAGTCGGTTACATCTTTGGCATTTGATATAGGACATGTTGTATTAGATGCTACTGGTGATGCATTAATGGATTCTGGTTCTAAAGAGTGGGGACATGCTTTTAATGCTGCTTCTGTAGGATTATTAGTAAGTCAACCATTTATAATAGACTTTGAACGAAGTGATTGGAAATGGAAACTTCCTGCATATATATGTACCAGATTTGCATTATTTAATTTAACTTATAATTTGATAAATCCTAATATAGACAATATCTATTATTTTGGAAATACTGAGATAACAGATAAAGTGTTTGGTAAAATGATGAGTGGAAAAAGTCAACTCCTTCCAAAAGGAATTGCATTTACATTTGCTGTAAGTATAACTTTAAGATACGGAAATAATTTCTAATAGTAAAAAATTGATATAAATGGCTGAAGAAAACAATGGGGAAATAAAGATGAAAAAATGGATAGTAATAGTTTTTATTCCCGTAATTGTAACGTTACTTGGATTTACATTAAACAGTGTAATCATATTAACAAGTACTAAAGATAGAGTTAAAGTACATGAGAAAATAATAGATTTACATACAGATGAAATTCAAGATTTACAAAGTAACAAATTAGATAAAAGTGATTATCAAGCTGATAATGATAGACTTTTTGAAACTTTAGATAGGATAGAAAATAAGCTTGATGGTTACATAAAAGATAATAATTAAAATTTTAATCATGAAAAATGTATTAAATAGCATATTTAGTGCTACTGGTAAACTATCTAGTAAAAGGGTAGTAGGAGTACCATTTGGATTAGCTCTAATAGTTGCTTTCCTTATATTGGTACTTAGGAAAGCTGAGATTCCAGAAACTGCAATAAGTTTATATAAGTATACTTTACCAGCAGTATTTGGATTGTTAGGTTTAGGAATTGCTGATAATATTGTTAATGGTAAAAATAAAGCAAAAGATGAGACTACTAATCCTAAATAGAGCACTTAAAGAGTATGGTATTAAAGAAATACCTGGAGATAAGTCTGAGCCTGAGATTAATAAATATTTTGATATAATTAATCAAGAGTGGGCTGATGATGAAATAGCTTGGTGCGGTGCTTTTATAAATTGGGTTTGTAAGATCGAAGGTTTTGAGTATACTAATAAACTAGATGCTCGTAGTTGGTTAGGATTAGAAAATAAAATATCTGATCCTAAACCTGGACATATAGTTATATTCTGGAGAGAAGACCCTAATAGTTGGAAAGGTCATGTAGGAATATTTATTGCAAAGAGAAATGGATATATTTATTGTTTAGGAGGCAATCAATCTAATAAGGTTCAAATATCTGCATATCCAGAAGACAGAGTGTTAGGATATAGAGAACCAAAATTTATAGGATATGAAAGTTAATTTAGGTGTTATAGTGGCAATTGTTGTTGGGTTGTTAGCTTTAGGAACGTTTTTTAAATATCATAGGGATAAAATTCAACAATTTGATATTAGATTAGAAAACCTATTAAATGAATACAACAGTTCTAAAAAAGAGAATGAGCAATTAAAGGAGACTATTCAGATTGATAGTATTAAAATGGATAGTCTTAGAGAAGAGATACAAAAAATAGAAGAAGAGTTAGCAGCTTTAGAAAATAATTTATTGGATGAATTAGTAGAAGTAGATAATATGTCTGCTGATTCTAGTTATAAATATTTACAGTTAGAATTTCCAGATGATTCTGTAGAAGCTAGTTATGAATTTTCTGAAGATCAAGTTAAAGCTTTACATAGAGAAGTTATTAAAGCAGCAAATCAAAGACTTTCTCTCGATACTTATGAAGAATTACATATTTATTATGAGCAAGAAATCACACTAGCCAATGATCAAATAAAAAAACTTAAAAAAATTAATTCTAATCTAGAAGCAGAAACAGATAGATTAAAAAAATTATCTGGTAATGTTATTGATTTATATAATCAATTAAAAGACACTTTAGAAAGAGAACAACTTATAAAAAATATTGCTATAGCTCTAGGAGTAACTCAGGCTGTAGTTATAGCGATTCTAATACTAATTTAAATGGCAGATAGAATAACATTAAATAAATTAGCTTATGACTTTATAGAACTTTATAGAGCTAACTATAAAGACACTGACAGTTTATCTGTAAGACAAGTTAAAAACTGGATTCATAGTATTAGAGCTACTTTATTGAAGAATAGATTTGATAAAAATCCTTTTGGTATTGATGAATCATTTATACAAAGTCTTGGAAATGTTACAGTAGCTAATGCTACTCTAGGAAATAAAAGTGGTGTAAAAAGCTCTACTACAATTCCTTTAACTATCAATAGAAGAGGTTATGGAGCTACTTTTACTAGAATTAGTGATACTGAATTTAGTACAAAAACATATAATGTTGCTACTAAAAAAGGTGCTTTAGAAAGTGGAAATTTAAAATTTAATTCTACTGAACCATATTTTTTTATACATGGTGGTTATCTGTATGGAATTAATATTACAGAAAGTGATTTAACTGGTACTACTGTTTATGTAGAAGGAGTATTTCAAAACCCAAAAGAAGTAGCAGAGTATTTATCAGATACTACTTTTGACTCTAGTACTGATTACCCAATAGATTTATCAATGAGAGACTTGATGAAAGAGATATTAATTAAAAGTAATTTTAGAGCAATTTTAGAACAAGCTGAAGATAAGATCGCAAATAGTGTTGATGATAAAACTGTATAATTATGTTTAAACGAGGTGTTGGCAAAAACAATGCAGATTATAAAACACAGGATTTATTTGATTTCTATAAAGTATATGCAAATAAACCTGTAGACAGATTTACATATTCTAAAATTATAACAGAGTTCTTTGATGAGGCAATGTTTTTATTAATAGAGGAGGCTGTAGAATTAATTATTCCTGGTAGATTAGGAGGAATAGTTGTAAAAAGCAAACCTTATAAAATAAAACTTAATGAGGATGGTGAAGTAGATAAGAGTCATCTGATGCCTGATTGGAAAAAAACTTTAGCACTGTGGAAGAAACAATATCCAGATGTTGATCCATCAGAATATAAAAATATTAAAAATAAAAAACTTATCTATCATTTAAATGAACACACTAATAAACGAAGATTACTTTGGTTTTGGGATAAAACAACTTGTAATGTCAAATATCAGAGTTATTATAAATTAGATATTGTTAGATATTGGGATAGAAAGTTAGCAGAGATTAATAAGATTAAACCTATAACTTATTACGAATAATGAGTGTAAATAGACAATATGTTAATGTAGATTATATCATCGAAAATATTCGCAAAGAGTTTGGATTCGATGAAATTGATAGGGCTGATATTAGAGAGTATATAGGTGATACTATAGGATATGCTTTTGAACCAGCAACTTTTGAAGAAAAGTATGCAACTATAGATATTGAAGACTTTAGAGGAATACTTCCACCAGATTTTTATAGTATTCAAGAAGGTGCAATCATAGAAGAAGATACTTCTATACCTTTTACTGATAATCCAGACTTATTTAGTAGGTTTGTTACAGATACTGACTTTAGAAATTCTGATGATGTAGATACTGAAAAATATGTTTATGAAATTAAAGAAGATTATATATACTGCGGAATAGAAGATACAACTCTTTTAATGGCTTATAAAGCATTTCCTGTAGATGATAATGGAGAACCTAAAGTTCCAGATGATGCTAAAGTTATTAGGTCTGTAACACACTATTGTGCGGAAAGATTAGCTTTTAAACTCTACTTAAAAGATATATTATCTAAAGATAAATATCAAGAAATTCAACAACAGGCTTTATTTGCAGGAGCTTCTGCTCACACAAGATTAAAAATGCCTACATTAGATCAGTTAGAGCGTATGAAGAATCGTGCGATGTCATTATTACAACATGGTAATATGCACGATAATAATTTTAGAAATCTTGGGAGTAGAGAAAAATATGCAAATACATCTACAAGTACTACTACTACTACTAGTAGTGATACTGACTTTGATTATTTCGTAGATGCTAATGGAGATATCTATGTAGATGCAAATAATAATGAATACTATTAAAATTTAAATAAAATGCCAGCAAAAGAATTATTTGGACAAACATTAGTAACTGATGGTAGTGGTTATAGAGTAGCACTTGGTAAATCGGGACTAGATGATGATGTTAATATTACTTATGAAAATTTAGAAGTAGATTGGTCTAATATATTAAATAAACCATCTACCTTTACTCCATCTACTCATACACATACACAGTCTGACGTTACTGATTTTGATCATACCCATACGAATGATGAAGTAGTAAGTACTGTATATAACCAGATAACAAAATGGGACCCTTCATCTGAAACAGCCTATGCTAACGTATTAATGCCTCGTCTAATAAAACATCCTACATCAGGATTGCTTGTAGAGATATTTAGGCTTGGTACTAATCATGTTGGTCTTCAGGGTAGAGCATATATGAGACAATCTTCAGATAATGGAGAAACTTGGACATCTGCTACTATGATTTATGAAGACCCAGATGGATATGATGTAAGAAATTATGGTGCTTTTTATACTCCTACAGGAAGAATAGTTTTAATATTTGCTAGATTAAGTGGTGGTAGTACATGGTTAACAAGTAAGACTATGTACTCTGATGATAATGGTACTACATGGTCTACTCCTGTAGATTTTGAAACTCCTGGTACAGAAACTAATAGAGCTGCTCAACCTTATGGAAATAAATGTGTTATAGATGCTTCAGGAAATTTATTATATCCATTTCACTATGGATATAATCCTTTAGATGGTGTACGATTTTTCTTAGCAAAATCTACAGATGATGGAGAAACATGGGATACTGATTATAAGACTGTTTTAGATACTGATGACACTGATCAATATTTAGCAGAGCCTCAAATTGAAGATTTAGGTTCTGGTAGGTTTGTTATTATTGGAAGAGCTGGTGATAAAAATTATAAAGATGATAGTGTACCATTTATATTGTACTCTTCAGATTATGGCGAGAACTGGGCTGGAAGTTCTGAAACTGTTAGTATAAATGATATTATAGAAAATAAAAATAATTCTGGTTTTTTATATCTTGAAGGTCATGATGTTAGCCTTGGAGAAACTGGAAGTACTTATAATGAAGTATTACCTGACGTTATTAAGATTACTTCTAAAGGTCAAGATTGGCTAACAGTTCCATACTGGGTAAGAAGAAGTAATTATGATACAACTAAGTTAAAAATTAGTATTGTAAGTGTAGATGATTTTGTTGATGAAGGAGTTGCAGTATTTAATAGAAATACTGTAAGAACATTATTTGATGGTTTTGATCCAAGTGCTCCTAGTGGTGGAAATGTTAATGGTGGAAATGGATCAAGTGTTCAGATAGGTAATGATATACTCCACGTAACTGCTGAGCAGTATGGTAATAATACTACAGATACTAATTATGTTGTACAAGTTCCTACTGAAGCCCACTTCTTTGAAGAAATGGTAGATGCTTATATAGCAAGCAGAAGTTTACCTGAACTTGAATATCCTATCTATGGTAGTTATAATACTTATGAAGATGTTATTCCTCAATCTTATTGTAAAGAGAAAGCAGCTTTAATTCCAGTAACTTCTAATACTGATCCAACTGCTGTAACTTATTCTTCAGGTGATCTTCAAATTGGAGAATGGTATAGAGTCACAGGAACTGGTGCTGAAATTACTCATAATGGAGGCACTTTTGCAGAGGGTGAACAGTTTCAAGCTTCTGTAACAACATTTTCTACATCAGCAGGTTCTCCTGTAATTTATTTAGGTACTCAACATGCTGAATTTGAAGACTGTTCTCAAATATATAATCCTCAAATTATAGAAGTTGATGATTACTATTATATGTACTATGCTGGTAATACTCAAAAATATAAGACAGAAGGAATGGTTGTTGCAGAAGATGGTTCTGTAAATGATCAAGATGATGCTACTACAGCTACTGGCCTTACTACTAAAAATAATGCTGATTACTCTCGTAGAGATCAAGTATTCTTAGCTTACAAACGTAAAGATCAAGGATTTTATAATGGTAAATGGAGAAAGTGGAACGATGGTAGAGAACCTGTACTTACTGCATCTGGAGAATATTCTGGAGAAAATGATGCGGCTAATGCTTGGTTTAGATCAATATTTTATGATGGTACTCAATATGTAATGTATTATACTGGAGATGCTGAAGATGATGGAGCTACTCATAGTCCTGAACCAATGTGGGCTACTAGTTCTGATGGTATAAGTTGGACAAAACAAGGAACTATAACAGATACAAATCTTACAGGCCATAATCTTGGAGTTATGTTTTATGCTAATTCTAAATATTATATTGTAATACAAGACTCAGCCAGTGGTTCAGGTGCAACAGCTATAGAACTTTATTCAAGAAGTTCTTTAGGTGCAGACTCATGGACTCAAGTATCTACTGACTTAATTTCCGGCATGAATAGAGCCTATTCAGTTAATATTATTGGTGGTACAATATATATGGGGGTCAGAGCTACAGCAGATGATACAGTTATAAAACTTTATAAATCAACTGTGTCAGGACTTGAAACTCCAGGAAATTGGAGTGAGGTCGGAACTCTTTATGAGATAGATGGAACAGATACTTTTACAGGAGAAAATATAAACTCTGGAACACCTAATTATCACTGTTTAATAAGAGAAGATGTAAACAAGTGGGCAGTTTTTTATAGTTATTATAAAGATTCTTGGGCTAGACATGATGATGTTCCTGAAATGGCAATAAGAATGTTTACATTTGAAAATACTGATCCAATACCAGGTAGTTAATTATGAACAATTTTCCTAAGCATATCAATACTTTTATAGGAGGTATGGATAAGGATACCTCTTTGAATAAATTTGAAAATACTAAATATCTTCATGCAGATAATTATAGAATACTTACTGAAGATGGTTCCACTTCAGGAGCTTTAAAAAGTATTAAAGGTACAAGTTTAAAGTGGGCACTTCCTCAATATTATTCTTATGCTGGTCATACTTATATAAGAGATAAAATAGTTTTATTTGCTAGGGGAGATAGAGTAAATGTATCTAATGATAATATATATTATTTTGATCCAACAGGTGTTACTGGTACACTTGGAGCTAGTGAATTAAAATATCAAGGGGATTTAGAGATTCCTGCCGATACTATAGTAGATGCTGTAGGAAGATATGAATCTACAAATATTCAAAAAGTATACTTTACTGATGGTACTAATCCTTTAAGATTTTGTAACCTTTTGGATACTAATCTATCTGGTTCTGATCCTAGCTATCTAAACATATTTCCTACCTTCGAACAATCTGCTATAGATATTGATACAGATAATAATCCTATACAAGGTGGTAACTTGACTGGTGGAATTATACAATATACATATGTATTATATTCCATCAATGGTGCTGAAACTACTTTTGGTGCTCTTAGTATACCTACATTATTAGCTGATGGTCAAGTAGATGACTCTTATCTAAATATTAAAGGTGTAGATGCTGAGACAAATGTTAATAAAAGTGTATTAGTAACTTTAACTAATCCAGACTCAGACTTTTTTACTAGGGTTAGACTAATAGCTGTTCATTATAAAGACCCATATATTAATCCAGAGATTAGAATTGTCGGTGAATATAAAATAGATGATTCTATTGATATTTTAGATACTGGTACTAGTATAGGTTCTTATACTGCAGAAGAATTTAATTCTCTTAAAAACCTGTTCACTTGTCAACATTTAGAAACTAAGAATAATTATTTATTTGCTGCAAATATAACAGAAGATTACATTGATCTTCCTACTTCTGTTTATGATACAAGAGCTTATAGATTTAGTTCTGCTACTAACGAAGCTATTATAGAAGACTCTGAAGGTAATGAAACTGAAATAAGTAGTACAGAAATAAATGCTAATCCTACTAATTGGGGTATTGATGCAGATCATGACTGTATCTGTCCTTATAACGATGGGTTTGATGCTTTAACTACAATTGATTCTAATCTTAAACGTCAGTATAATAGTGGTACTCCATCTACTCTAGGTGGAGAAGGACCAAATATTAAATATGAATTTGTACAGTTTACTATGGATTTAAGTAGTAAACATAATACTTATACTCAAAGTTATGGTAATAGTCCTACTGTAGATAGTGGTTCAGGAACTCCTTCTACATATTTACACGATGGTGCAGGAACTTACGGATTTCAATACAATCCATATTTTTCAGATAATCTAACTTTTCAAAGAGATGAAATCTATAGATTTGCTATAGTATTTTTTGATGATAAAGGTAGGCAAACTTTTCCTAAATGGATTGCTGATATCAGAATGCCTAACTACTCTGATATAGATTTTTATGATAGTACTACCACTATGGAGGCCACTGCTTTTAATGTTAGGTTTACTGTTAATATTACACAAGATTTAATAGATGCAGATATAGTAGGATTTAAAATAGTTAGGGCTGATAGAGATGTTTTAAATTCTACAGTATTAGATGCAGGATATATGGGATCATTAAAACCACATGACAATAGTTTAACTGGCTATATATTTCCTGCAGATATATGTATGTATAATAATGGCCATGAATCTATGACAGGTACAGCAAGTGTTGATACAAGTAATTTATCAGATTCTTATAAAGAATATATTACTCCAGAATTAAATTATAATTTAAGTAATTTTTTAAATATTGGTGAATATTTTCATGCTACACATAGATTTGAATATGATGGAGCTTTAGCGCATAGACCTGGTGCAACTTCGTCTCCAGCAAATTATTCTGCTGATAGTATTATAATTAAAAAATATATAACTGAAACTACTTTTGATGATCCTGCTGGAAGTCCTAGTAATCCATACCAACAGAAATTTGATATAGATGATTCTAGAATTTTTAGTGATCAAAGTTATCAAGGTATTAATGATTCTACAGCATTCAATATTCCATTAGGTACAAGTACTGTATGGAACTACTCTCATGGTGCTAGAAGTATAGATGGTACAACAGTAGGAGATCAAGCTCGTGGAACTTGTTTAGTAGTTAAAGGTACTTCTGCAGATGGTACTTTAGGAACTAATGATGTATTTGCTGCAAACTATACTGGAACTCCTGATGGAGCATTATATGTACTTCGTAGAAGAGATATAACTCCTTATGGGGGAAATACATATTCAGATAGGGTTAACACTCAGTATATAGAATGTTCAGAGTATAAAGATGTTTCTAGTTTAGTAGCTGGTAACACATCTCAAGAGACAGCATACGGTGATACGATTATTGGCATATTTGAACATATTAGAACTTTTATACCTACACCAGAACATGGTTGTACAAATCTAGAAGTATTATACCTACCTGTAGAAACTAAAATTAATCTTGGATTAGATCATGGAGAACGTTTTTATGAGTTGTTACAAGGAGATTGGAGTAATGAAAACTTATTAGGAATAAAAGAGACTGTAGGAGTTCATGAATGGGATGCTACTACTGGAGATTTTTATACTCAAACAAAACCTTTATATGATTATAACTTAGTATATTCCAGACCTCAAAATATAAAAACATATATTCCAGAACCTTTAGACTTTTCTGACACTGCTATTAATCAAAGTGATATTAAAGTGATAGCATCAGAGAGAAAAATTAATGGTGAACTTAATGACTCTTGGGCAACTTTTAAATTTAATAATGAGTTAGAAGTTGATGGTGCTTATGGAGAAATAACTGATCTTATAAATTATCAAGGTAGACTTTTAAGTTTTCAAGAAAGAGCTTTGGCAGTATTATCAGTAGAAGACAGAGAAGTGGTTACAGCTACTGATGGTCAATTACTTGCATTAGGTAGTGGTGGTATATTAACTAGAAAGGATTATATATCTACTAAAAATGGTACTAATTATAAACAAAGTATAATTCACACTCCAGAAACTTTACTATGGTATGATGATAATAATGATGCCATATATACTATTCAGAGCTTAAATGAGCCATCTTTAGATAAGGTTAAGGGTATGGCATCATATTTTAGAGATAAGTCCATATCGGACGTTAGAACGGGTTATGATAGAGAATTTAATGAGATACTGATTAACTTAAAAACTGGAGCTAGTACAAATGAAGTTTTAGTATATAATACATTAACTCAAAGTTTTGTAAGTTTCTATGATATGCCTTGGGCTGACTATATTCATAATGATGATTATATATATGGTATATATGATGGTGGAACTAATTATGTAACACAATTACACAATCAAGATACTTTCACATTATATGGTTCTGATTTTGATGCTGAATTACATATAGTAGTTAATCCTAAAGAAGAAGGTATTCATAGATTTGATAGTTTGAAATGGATGACTAGAGCTTTAAATTATTCTGATGTAGAGAATTTTAGTATTACGTTTGATAGTTTACAAGCATATAATAGTTATCAGACTACTCCTGTTTATGAAGACAGTACTTATTTTAAAAAGAGGTTTAGAACTTGGAAACATAATACTTTAAGAGATAATACTACTAATAAACCCAGACTAAGAGATTCATACCTAGTAGTTAAGTTTATTTTTGATAGTGGTAATAATCGTTCTTTATTAGTAAATGATATAATAACTCATTACATACCTAATAAACATTGATAGAAAAATAATTTGTTTATTATCAGAATTTTATTTATTTTTACAAAACATTATTAATTATGGCTAACAGAGGAAATTTTGAAAGAGGACGTAAGTTAGGTGCTAAGAGTTTTAAGACTACTAGTAAACCTAAAAGAAGTATCATTAAAGGTAAGAATGATTCTTACTGGAATGTTTATAGTCCTAATAGTAATTTAAGTTTTGTAAAAAAGAGTTCTGTGCCATCAGTCAAACGTCCTAAAGTAGGTCGTACTTATTTACAACCTAAAGATAAACTATTTTTACCACCTAAAAAAATTAGTAAACAACCTACTAAATCTAATAAAAGAAAAACTACAAAAAAGGTTAACAACAGAGTTAATGTAAATTTACCTCAATACTTTGGTGGTGGTGGTCTTTCTATGGCTATGCAGTTAGGAGAGGGAGCTAATCAATTAGGTCATACAATTGGAAGTGCAATTGTTGGAGATAATGATAGAGCACAGGCACAATTAGATGCTTCTTCAAAATTTTCTTCATTAGGATTGTTAGGTTTACCATTTGGATTATTAGCTGGTAAAAAAGCTGGTGAACAATATGATGAACAACAAGCTATAGAACAGCGTAATAAAGTTAGGTCTGCATCTCAAATGAACTTTGCAAACTTAATGAGTGGTCCAGCTTCTCTTAAGAAGGGTGGATTTATTGAATATGATGGTCAATCACATCAAGGACCTCAAGGAGGAATACCTGTAGATGCTATGGGTAATCCTGGTGGTAGTCCTATTGCACTTACTGAAGATGGTGAAGTTGCTTACTTTGATAAAAATAATCCTCAACCATATGTATTTTCAAACACTTTAAAAACTGAGGATGGCAAAACATTTTCTGAGAAAGCTAAAAAAATTAAGAATAATTATAAACTTAGACTTGGTAAAGACTTAAATAAACTTGATCCTATTTCTAATAGAGGTTTAGAAATGGAGATGGGTAAACTTATTCAAAAGCAGGAAGCTTTAAGGATGGAAGATTCTGATATAAGTATACAAAAAGAAGATGGTGGTCCACTTAATAATGGAGATATAGAAACTTCAATGTTAGCTTTAGGTCCTGGAACTTTTATAGATTTCCCTAATTTAGCTACTGCAGGAAGACCAGTTTCTCCTAAAAATATAGATCAAGTTTGGAATTCTTATGGTCATTATGTAAATAGTCTAACTCGTCAACCTGATGTTGAACCTCAACAGATAAAAGGATTTCATGTTGGTATAAAAGATAAAGAAGGTCAATTTTATTATTTACCTAAAAAAGATTATGAAAGACTTTATACTGATGAAATAGGTTCACCTACTAATACTTATAAATGTGGTGGTAGACTAAAGAAGATGAAAACTGGTGGAAAAGTACCTCCCTTTGGAAGTACATTTTTATCCAATGCTTTATATAATGCTGTATCTAATGGAGGACAGTATGATCAGGCAAGTTTTAATACACCTAATGTATCATTTAATAATGATAAATGGAATAAAGTAAAACAATTTATGTCTGGAGATCAGCCTAAAGGAGGTACTTCTTGGTCAAAATCTCCTATAGAAGATGTTAACATTAATGATATACCAGTAGATGCAGTGACTGGAGCTGCAACTAGTAATCCAATCTACGATGACTATGCGATAAAACCATCATTACGTAATCCTAATTTATTAGATATAGCTAATGAAGGTTATTCTGATATGTCTATTAATAATCCTATACCTGGGAATGTAATTACTGAAGGGAATATATCACAAAATACTGCTGGAACTAGACCTAGTACAACTAGAACATCTACTCCAGTAGTAGGTAATATAGTTCCTAATATTGATTCTAACGATATTAACAGACCAGGGTTAGATCAAAGTTTAGGCATTACTAATGACACTATTCCAACTAATGTATCTACAAATCTAAACTTTAGTGGTATGGGACTTAATACTGATTCTGGTGTACCATATGATTCATTTAAAGAAAATTTACCTTATATAGCTGGTCAAGTTGGAGTAGGAATGTTAGGAAATCTTGCTGGATTATTAAGAGATCAACCTACTTATGAATCTTATTCTCCATCTAGAATAGCTCCTGAAAGAGTTAGTTATGCTCCTGAAAGAATATCTGCAAGAAATCAAGCTAGAACTTCTTCTAGAGCCTTAGCACGTAGAGCTAGAAATATAGGACTGTCTAGAAATGCTGCTATATCTCAAATAGGTGCTGGTACTGCAGGTATTAATAGAACATTAGGAGATATACAAGGAAGAAGTTTTCAAAACGAAGCTAACATGAATGCTCAGAATAGATTAAGAGCTAATATGTTTAATGCACAAGCCGCTAATCAAGCTGGTTTAAGGAATGCTTATCTTAATTATATGAGTAATAGAGATGCTTATAATAACACTGGTCAATATCTAAGTGGCATGACTAATGCATTGCAAGGTGGTTTATCTGATATACAAAAAAGTATTTCTGATAGAGACTTTTTAAATGTACTTGGTGGAAGAACTGGTTATAGACCAGTAAAAACTAAAAAGGGTATAGAGTTAAAACCTTTAAAAAATTATTGGGAATAATTAATTATGGCAACAAGATATAACTTACAACTAGCAACTCCGTATGTCTCTGCGTATAATCCTGCAAATACTCAGAGATTTTCTGATTTAATGCAACAGGAATATCAGAAGGCTGCAAGTGCCAAAGCTGCCTTAAATCAGTTTGGAGCACAAGTAGGAGATATTCCTACTCAAGATATTGAGGGTAGAGACCAAAGATTGTCTGAATTTGATGAACAAGTTAATAAAATTAAAGATATTTATAATAATGATTTAGCATTGGCTGCTCCAGACTTAGCTACTGCTATAATGAAAGAACGACAAAATCCTTGGTATCAAAAGAATCGTAAGTATATGGAACAGTCTCAACGTAGACAAGAGTTGCTTGATAAATTTGGGCCTAACATATTATTTGTAAATGATTTACCTCAAGGTAATCTTAATCAAATGTCTATGGATGATATTAATTTTGAGTATCTTAATAGACTACATTTAGATCAAAGATTAAAAGAACAATATGGTAAATTAGCTGAAAAAAGAACTGATCTAGAAGTAACTCAAGATAAGTATGGTATGCTTAAATATGGTTATCGTAAAGGATTAACTCCTAAAGAACGTCAAGAATTAATAGCAGATGCTACCCAAAATTATTTACCAGGACTTTTAAAAGATTTAGGGTTTGAAAACAATCCTCAAGCTGCTAGTATGGTAGCCAATGAATTAGGAGATTGGGTAGAAGGTAATTTATATGATCAGTATGATTATACTCGGGTTAAAAATCCTATGGCTGGTTCTGGAAGTGATTCTTGGATTGGTAAAGTTCCTGATAAATTTACTGCTATAGATACAGATAATTATACACCTTCTGAACAATCAGGAGATGTTATAGGTAATATGTTAAAAGCAGATGATACTGCTCAAGGAATAACTTATCGTCAAGAAGCTAATAGAGTATTACCAGAAGTTACTCCAGAACAACAAAAGGTTTTAGATAGAGTACAAGAAAATTTATACGGACAAGATGATCTTGATCAGATCATGAGATTTTTCCCACAGGCTGCAAATTTAAGTGAAGAAGAGCAAACCAATCTATTAAATGATTTAGATATTGAAATGCATGATTGGGCAATGACTTCTGCTTTAAATAGAAGAGTGGCTAATGAAAAACGTAGAATATTCAAAGTTCTAGAAGATTATGGTGTTACACCAAGAGGTATTTTTAAAGGTAGATTACTTCATAACGATAAAGCAGTAGAACCATTAACAGAAAAATGGTATAACTATAAAGATATTATTAGAAAATCTTATAAAGACGATGTAGTTAAACCATTATCTAATTCTGTACCTGCTATTAGTCAACAAGTATTAATAGGTGCTGATCCTGATGATCAACGTAAGTTTGAGCAGATGACTGAAAATACTTTTAGTGGCAGACAAGCAGAGACATTAGTATATTATGATCCTGATAAAGGTATTAGAGCTGGGTCTCATAGAGGAGATACTAAAGAGGGTAGAAAGCAAGCTGAGAAATTAAATCAAATATTTAATCAAGGAGATTATAAAGTTTCATTAAAGGCGGGTGGTGAAAATGTACCAGTAATATTTACTGTAACTGGACCTACTGAAAAAGATGGTGAAGAAGAAACTGTAGAATTTGTAGCTGGTGATGAACAAAGACAAAAAAACATTTTTACTAATATGGCAATAGAAATGCAGAGTCCAGCCTTATTACATTCATACTATAGTAATAAATGGCATGATGAGTTAGAAGGTACTGCAGATGGTATTACACTAGATAAATTTTTAGAATCTGAAGGTATTAATCCTGATAGTCTAATCAAAAGTGAACAAGGTAGAAGTGTCTTAAGAAATGCTCCTAAGATTCAAAGTTTTGGAGGAGGTAAGAATAAGAAATATGGGTTTATAAATCCTATTGATGGTAAACCTATTTATTTTAATAATTTAATGCAAACAGTAGATATATATAGAAAGATTATGTTTCAAGTTTTAGGATTACCTATAGAATCTCCAACTAGACAAGTTGGACAAGGTGTTAAAGGAGATATATCTACTACCAAACAAAGACAATCCTATTTTAACAGTCTTCAATAATTTTGATTACTATGGCAAAAAAAGAGATTAAATTTCAAGATGAATTACAGCCAACCCCTATTAAGCCAATCCCTATAGAAAGCGAAGAAGATTTTCAAGAAAGACTTAATAAGGCATTTACTGATTCTAATTATATGAGTGATCCCACTCTGGAAACTTATTTACAGAGGGCTCCTGTAACTCATCATGGGATTTCTGCAGACTATTTAAAAAAGACTCCAGAGGGTACTTCTATTGAAAATTTAGAACCCTTTGGTGGTTTACAATATGGACAAGGATATTTTCAATCAGGTTGGGAACAAGCTGGAGTTACTATACCAAGAATTATTGGTAAGGTAGGATTTGAAACTTCTAAAATTCCTGGTTATCTAGGTGGAGCTGCATGGGCTGGAGCCACTGCATTAACTGATGGTATAAAAGATAATCCAGAAGTTATGGATAGACTTCTTAATAATGCTTGGATTACAGCTTTAGAAAATGCTGAGAAGTATGTAAATGAAGATGTCTTACCAGTTTATAAAAATGTTAGAGAGGGTACTGGTAATTTAGGTACTCAAATTTTTAGCCCTTCCTTTTGGGCTACTGAAGGTGCTGATGGTATAGGTTTCTTTTTATCTATGTTAGTACCTGGTGCAGCATTGAAAGCTGTTAAGTTTGGAGCTCGTATAGCTAATATAGCAAATCCTTGGATTAATTCTGCAGCCAAATCAATAAAACCTGCAACTAATCTAGCTGCTCGTACTGGTAGTAAATTAGCTAATCAAATTGATTTTTTTAGTGGGTCACTGGTAAACACTTTGTTTGAGTCTGCTGCTGAAGCTGGTCAAACTTTTGATGAGATCGGCGAATACTTAGGAGGCATGACTGATGAACAAGGTAATCCTTTATATACTCCAGAAGAAATTAGAACTAGACAAGCTGAAAATGCTGCAGAAGTAATGAAGAAAAACTTCTTAGTATTGTTAGGTCCAAATATGCTAATGCAAGCCAACTTGTTTAGAAGTGGTACTGTATTAGATAGAATAGCTGGACGTAGACTAAGTAAAGGTTTACGTGGGTCTAATGTAGGTAAAATGGCTGATGATGGTGTCATTAACGTAGGAAAACTTAGTAAATGGCAACAGGCTGGTAAAATTAGTAAAAGGTTAGGAGTTACTGCATTTTCTGAAGGATTCTTTGAAGAAGGTTCTCAATATGCTATTAATGAATACTATAAACAAAGATCAGGAGAAAGTGAATTATCTGATGAAGATAAAGGTGTTTTTGGAGAAATTAATCATATTATAGATTCTTATATAGATGGATTATCTAATGTTGATATGCAAAAGTCTATCTTTTTAGGATCATTATTGGGTTTAGTAGGTGGTGGTATAGGCGTTGCTAGAGAAACTAAAGCAGAGAATGTAGCAAAAGAAAATTTCTCTAATTTAATTAATAGGAATTTTACTACTAGGTTTAGAGATGCTAAAAATTTAATAAAAACATTTGAAGATGAAGAGGGTGTTATAAGACCTGTTCTTGATGAAAATGATAATGTAGTTTTAGATAATAAAAAAGTTGCTGAATATTTACAAGGTGAAGTTAAGGATCATCTTAAGATGGATCAAATTTCTTATTTAGAAAATATAGGAGATGAAACTTTAGCTAAGTATTTTAAAGAGCAGTTAGACTTTAATTACTTATATCCATTCTTAACTCAACCTAATGGTGTTGATATTGCTAAAAATCATATTAAAGACCTTGCTAACTTAGATCAACAGGCTCAAGAAGAAGTACTAGAATTTTCAGAATTTGATAATATAGAAGCTTTACAAAAAGACTTACTTGATAAAGCTGATCGTTATAATAAGATTGTTCAATCTACTATGAATGGTTTCCATAAAGGTAGATTTAGAGGAGTTAAACATGATAAAGCTGATAGAGAAACCTTTGATAAGTTTTATAATCAGACTATAGGATTAGGATTATCTTCTTATTTTGATCAAGAACATGCTAGTAGGGCTATTGATGAATTAGAGAAAATAAACTCTACTTTAGATGAAAAGAAGGCTGCTGAAAAAGAGCAGATTGAAGACAACAATGAATTAATAAAACAATATCAAGAGTTACTAGATATGTCTAATGAGGTATGGCAAAAGGCTATGTCTCCAAAAAATTATCAAGAGAATTACAATAACTTTCTAGAGTCTGAAAAAAAGAAAGATCAATCTATTAAAGAGCAAGTAGATAAAACTACTAAAGACCCTGTAGCTAAACAGTTAACTGGTAAATTAAAAGAAGTTTATGATAATACAGTTATGACTGAAAATATAACTGGTTTAGATAATAGGGAACATACTATTACACATAAGGGGGAATTTGAAGTAGATTTTGGTGAAGAGATTGAAGAGGGTAAAACTTCTGCTATTTTTACTGTAGATTCTGTTAATAAACAAGGTAATTTAGTTATAACAGAAAAAGGTCATACTTCTAAACATTATCTTAATGCTGATAATACTGTCTTTTATAAAGGTAAGACTTATGAATCTCCTAATGTAAAAGTTACTAAGACAGCTAAAGAAGTTTCTGAAAGTAGAAATTATGAGTCTGCATTACAAGCTGTAAACAATCTAAAATCTATATATGAAAGAAGAATTAATTTAGTTAATTCTAGAATAGATTCTTACGTCAATAAACTTAATATGTTAAGACGTAAATCTGGTGAATTATTATCTAAAGGAAGAACTACTTCTAAAAAAGAACTTAGGAAAATTAGAGTACCTAATACTAAAGATAGTGCTAGAATTTATCTAAATGCACTAGAAATAGATGAATATATAGAAAAAATTGAGAGAGATATCGAGATTCAAGAGGGTATGAAAGATAGATACCAACAAAGTCTTGAAAATCTTGAGAATCATAGGGAAACTCTTGAAGAGGTAGGACAACTAAGTAAAACTGAATTAGATAATTTTGTTAAAAATCTTCAAAAATCTGAAGAAGAGCTTAGTAAAACTATTACTAATGTACAAAATTTAATAGAACAAAATCAACAATATACAAAACGATTAAGGTCTACACTTAAAGGTTTCGGTACTAGACTTATTAATCTCGCTGGGTTAAGTGATAGCTTACAAGACATTAATAATAATATAGAGGATGGTACTCTTTCTACTGAAAATGCTGAAATACTAAGAGAGCAGTTAGTAGATAGTGCGTACCAGACTTTAAAAGAAGAATCTACTAATGATGAGATTCTTGAAAATGTACTTAAAAATATTGAATCAGTTAAACAGAAGATTGAATTAACTGAGGAAGAATTAGATGAGTTACAAGAAAGATTAAAAACTCTGACTAGTGATATTAAATTAGTTAAAGATTCTATCAATAAAACTAAAGCCTTTCAAAGAGAGGCCATCAAAACTTATTTCAGTATGTATAAAGATTACATAGATTTACATACTGGAACTACTCAAGTACAAAAACGTAAGACTTCTACTCCAGAACTTGTAGATAAGCCTGAAGAAAGTCCTAGAGATAAGTACTTTACTGAGAAACGTAAGTACGATAAAGATGAGGATGAAGAAGGAGCTAAACATATCTTTGATGGTGTAGAATCTATGTTAGTTAGTAGAGGTGATCAAAGAGTATCTGATAATCCTGATAATATGAGGTGGTATGGTTATGTACTTACTACCAGAGATTTTAGTACATCTAAAAAGAAATCTCAAAATGTCTTTAAGACATTTACATTTGATCAAGTTATGAAGTTGGATGATACTAATCCTATTAAGCAACAACTTAAGTTTTATTCTGGAAAAACTAAAGGATTAGTTACAGTAGACCAATTTGATAAACTAACAGAAGATGAAAAGAAGATTGTAGCTGATGATATTAAAATTGTAGTAGTTGAAAGAAAAACTGGTAAAGCTAGTCTTACTGATGCTGAAGGTAGAAATGTAGGTAAGGATGGTACTTACATTACTTACACAAGTTTAATAGCTGAAGATAGATTAAATGAAGAAGTTTTTACTCTAAATAAACTTCGTAATGAAGTTGGTAAAGAGTTAGAAACAGATAAGTATACTCCTACTGCAGAAGAAGTTGAGAGAGTAACTCAAGAAAGATTTAATAAAGCCAAAGAAGAACTTATAAAGTATAGAGAGACACTTAAAAAAGAAAGTCGTACTCTTGAAATAGCTAGGAAAAATCCTGGTGTTAAAGTAAGAGAAAATAAAGAATGGACACCTTTAACTAAAACTTTAGTTGGTGGTCCTAGATATGCATTAATACATGATTTAATTAGGATAGCTGAGGTACCTGATTCTCAAGCGGGTGATCCTACTACAATAGATGTATTTGGTAGAAAATATAATGTATTAAATGGTTTGGTTTATATAAGTCTTCAAAATAGACCAGAGGTCATGAGACCTAAGAATTTTGGAGATTTAAAAATGGTAGATGATTTAACTAATTTACTAGGATGGGTACTTGATAGTAAGAACTTTAAAGACCCTGATTATAAAGCAGTTCGTGATTATTTGGAAGATACTATTTATATGAACTACGCTGATAATCCTGAAGCAACTAACTATCAATATAGTGCATTTTTTAATCATGGTTTTACTAATGCTGGAGTAGTAAATAAACAACATATTAAAGAGTTTGTATTTGCTGGAGAAAGTATTAACTCTAAAGAGTTTAAAGAGAATCCTGATAAGGTAGAAAAACTTAAAAACTTCTTAGCTAAGAAGAATCATAATGTTAGTAAGCAGTCATTAAATAAAAAGACTTCTTATACATGGTTTAAATTTAAGGATAATAAACCACTTAAGATAATCCATTCTAAAGATAATGGTGGTTATTATAAATATTTATTTGATGGTGATAAATTTGAAGTTCCTGTTAGACCTGTAGGTAACACTCCTGTTACTATGGCTCAACCAGAAAATACTCAATATTTAAATCCTTCTATACAATTTAGAAAAGCTGGTACTAAAATAACTGATCAATCTACTGTCCTTCCTAGTGAAGCTATTGAAGGTGGAGCTAGAGGAGTAGCTATGGAAGATATGATTAGTAAAGTTAGTCAAGGTGAAAAAATTACTGATGAAGACTTAGCTAAAGTACAAGGAAAGAAACCTAGTCCAGAAGATTCTAAAAAACGTTCAAAAAAGAAAGCAGATTTTTCATCTTTTAAAGGTAAATTATCTAAAGAACGTCAAGAAGAGCTGAAGAAGAAGTTGGATAAAACTATTGAAGAGGAAGAGGATAAAACTAAACCAGTAAAAGAAGAAGATAAACCTTCTAGTACATCAGCTACATTATTTGGACAAACTGATGTTAATGATGTAAGTCAAAAATATGATCAACCTACTGGAAATATACCTACTACAGACCTTAAACCTTTTGATGAACTCCCTAAAAATAAACAGGAGAAATTAATTCAAATAAGTGGTAGTGTAGAAAAAGCTCGTAAAACTTGGAACTCTAGAATAAAGTCAAGGTCTAGAGAATTTGATAGAAGTTTTTTCCGTTATACTGAACAAGATTTTTTTGAGGAATTAGCATGGTTTGAAGAAAAGTTTCCTAATATTCCTTTAGAAGTTATTGCAGATAGATTATTGGATAATCCTTATAAAGATAATACTAAAGATTCAGGACAATTTTTTCATGGTTTAAAAGTATTAGTAAGTGCACAAGGTAATAGAGGTACTTTATATCACGAAGCATGGCATGTGGTTAGTGATTTAATGTTATCTCCTGAAACTAAAGAGGCTTTATATAAAGAAACTAGAAAGAGATTAGATAACGATAATTTGACTGCTGATCAAATAGAAGAGATATTAGCAGATGATTTTATGGATTTTATGATTAATCCTGAATACTCTTTTACTAAATCTGAATCTCAAAAGAAAAATTTATTCCAAAGAATTTGGGAAACCATTAAAAACTTTGTCTCTACCTTCTACGGTAGAAAGGTAGATAGTAGAATAGAATTATATAATTATATTAAGAATAATAAGTTTGATGCTTTATATCCTACTAAACTTGATAAAATTCGGTCTAAAGTAGCTGATTTATCTGCTGAAGAAAGTACATATTTTCTTAAAGATATTAACTATGTATTTTTTAATGAAATACAGATACTGCTAAAACTATATTAGCACACTGGGATGAATTTGTAGCTCATCATAAAGTACTTCTTAAACAGTATAATATTAATATCAAAACTACTTTACAGGAGGAAGAGTTTGTAGGTGATAGTTATTCAAGAGTTGAGTCTAATAAAAATTCTATAAAAGATTTAGCACCTTCACATATTAAACTGTTGGTAGCTAGTTTACCAGTAGTACATCGAAATAATGAAGGGAAAATTGTTAAGACTATTAGTGATTATGCTACTTATATGAATTCTAATTATAACAGGTTAATGAATCTGTTGAATAATGATTTAGCTACTCTAACTACTTTAGAAGATATGTTGGAAAAGATTAAACAACTATCTACTAAAAACCCTGAATTGGAATACTTGTTAGATAGATTAGAATATAATAGTAATAATATTTCTGATAATGGTTTCCTTTTAAGAAATGCTTTCTATACTCAGTTTAGTAATAATAGGAATACTCCAATGTTATTACTAAAAAGGATGAATGGGGCTATTGTTCCTATAAATGCAATGTCAGAAACCTTAGCTAGAATTATTAGGCAAAAGTGGTTAAACAATGCTAAGATGATAGCTAATGCAAAAGATTCATGGATTAGGACTAATAGTAATGGTGATTATGTCATCAATATGTCTAAAATCAATGAAGCCAAAACTAAAACTGATTTTGAAGATTTAAGTCTTGATAGTAAACTTAGATACTTAGTAAATTTAGGATTTAGTATTAACATTACAGATATAAACCAACTTAATGATCCTATAGTAGATAAATTCTTTAAGTGGTTTGGTAGAAATATTAACAAAGACATGTCTCTTAATGATATGTTCAATAAGAATATAGGTAAGATCAATCAAGAGATTAGAGAAATGTTAGAGTTTGCTGGATCATTTGAAAGTAATGATATAGATTTAACCTACTTTAATCAAGATGGAGAGACAGAATGGTCTATTGCATTGAATGGTGGAGCTAGTAATACTTTTAATAAATTAAATAAATTAGCTAGTTTAATAGAGAGTGGAGAGACATTAGAAGATATAGATATAGAAGAGTTTAAAAACTTATTACCTAGAAAGTTTAAAGGTAATGCTACTTTTTCTACTAATTCTAAAATTGTTAAGGCTGCATTAGAAGGTAAACGTACTCAATTTATACTTCTAAAAGGAATTAAAGAAGATTTTGGAGATGGTTTTGAAGTAACAGACATGAAAGAGTATGATTATACTAGTTTTTTAGTTAATCATTTACTTGATGGTACTATGCCATTTTTAAGAATGGGTGATCGTAGATTAGAGTATGCAATAAGATTACCAAATGCTAGAGGTGAGTATAGAGGTACAGTAGAAAATGAAACTATTAAAGATAGCATGCTTGAATATCTTAAAGATGAATTGGCATTAACCTTTAAAAACTTAAAAGAAGATTTAAATACTAGATATGTAGGAAATAATTTATCTACTCTTAGAGTATTTAATTTTATATGGAGTGAGAAAGATCAAAAAACTATTTTTGAAAACTTTAAAAACTCAAATCCAGATTTATCTGTAGAAGAATTATCTCAGCAGTTTACTGAACAATATCATGAAGAAATTGATTCTACATTTGATACTTATATACAAGATAATATAGATGAAACTATTCAATATCTTGAGAGTGCAGGGCTTGTTGCTAGAGAAGGTACAGATACTTATTATATAAGTGATATAAGTCCAGAACTACTTACTGAATTCTCTGAAAAATTTGATGGTGTTCTTAATTCAGGAGAGATGAGTAATGTAGCTAAAAGAATATTTTATAATTATTTTGTAGGAGCTAATGAACAGTTGAGATTAGTATATGGAGATTTAGCTGGTTATAAAGATATTATAGATTTTCATAAGAGAACTACTGGTGCTGGTTCTACTAGAAAGAATACTAGAAATGATGATGAGACTATACGACAATTAAATGTTCAGTATCCAAGAATGGATAATGCACAGCATACTAAAACTCCAGGATTATATGTATTAAAAGATATAGTTACTGAAAATTCTGAACTTAGTACGATTTATAAAAAATATAATAAAATAGAAGGTACTGATGCTCAATCTCATATTACTTTAGATGAATATAGAGGATTCAAAGTACGTCAAGGAGAATGGACAGAAGATCAAGAAAAAGCTTATCAATATGAACAACAGTTATTAGGGATAAGACTTATTAATAATCCTAATAAAAACTTTGAATTTACTGAAGGGAACTTCTTAGAATTGTTTGGACAACATGTAAGAACCTCTGTACCAGAACAACCTATGTTTAATGGAGAGATTATAAAACCTGAAGAATTAGGTCAATTACCTCCAATTAAACCTATTGGTTATGGTAAGTCAGAAGAAGGAGATTTTGTAGAATACTTTAAGACTTCTACTACTCCTATATTACCTTCAACTTTAAAAGATGGTAGTACTGGTATGAACTTGCTACTTAATATGATGAATGATGGAGTAAGTTATGCAGGATTTGTAACTACTCAAAAAGCTACTTTTAAAGGTGAACCCATAGATATAACTAATTTAGATTCTATTGAGAGTAGTCAAAAGGAAAATACTGTTAATTATGATAATTTTGGTGAACAGTTAGATATTCATGATGAATTTAAAAATAAGGTAACTCAATCTACTCAGATGGTAAGACTACTGTTTGGAGATATATTTGGTTCAGAACTAGATCAAGAGTTTAAACCATTGAAAGAAGAAAGAGATAAGCTTACTAATGCTATTACTAGGAGAGTTAGAAATCAAATTATAGATGAATTGGGTTTAACATATAATAGTAAAACAGAAGAATATAGTATATTAGAAGAAAATAAAAGTAAGTTTAAAGATAAGTTAATTGATTTATTTCATGGAAGACAATTACCTCAGAATGCTATCGAAGGTATTGATATTGTTTTAGATACTGAATCTAAACTTATAGATACTTTAGTAAATAAAAATCAAATAGAAAATGTTTTATTTGCTTTTGTAAGAAACTCAGTAATATCTAATAAGGTTCCTGGTGAAATGTTAATTCAAGAGTCTTCTGCTATATATGATGAGGACTTAAAGTTTTATACTAACAAAGATGGTAAGGTGACTGAAATGGAAGTAATGATACCTCTACCAAATTCTTTAGTTAGATATGTAAAACAAGTAGGTGGATTAGAAGAATTTAATAAAATGGTTCAAGGTGGAGCTATTGATGCAATGGACCCAAGAATTTTAACATTATCTGCTAATAGAATACCTGCTCAGGGGCTTAATTCATTAGAAGCTATTAGAGTTAAAAAGTTCTTACCTCAACATGTTGGAGCTAAGATTGTATTACCAGCAGATATTGTAGTTAAAACTGGTTCTGACTTTGATGTGGATAAACTTACTACTTATTATAGAAGTATTAAAACTATAAATGGAAAACTCCAAGTAGAAAATTATTATGATAAAATTAATAAAACTACTCTTGATTCTATATATTTTTATAAATATGGTGGAATACTGAGAGCTTACAATGAGTATAAGAAAGGTGAATTCAAAGCTATACAAGAAGTTGAAGAATTTAAAGAGTTATTTCCTAACTTAAAAGAAGGAGATATAGAAAACTTAACTGATGCTCAATTAGAAGAAAGGATCAAAGAGTTACCTACTAAAGAAGAGTTTGTTAACAATAATTTAGGTAAAGCTCCTGAAGAAGTTAATACTCTTAACTCTATTTATAATAGATTATTAGAGATTAATAATGAAGCAGTATTACACCCAGTTAGATTTGATAGCCTTATTAAGCCTAATAATGCTGACACATTACAATCTTTAGCTAATGAATTAAAGGTTCGATCTAAAAGTCCATTAGATGATACCATTACAGATAGTTGGAGTCATGGTATTAAATTTTGGTATAATGCTAAGAGAGCAATGGAATATTTTAGTGGTAAAGCTGGTATAGGTATGACAGCAACAGCTAATGTATCCCATGTATCCACTCAAGAGAACCCATTAAAAGTAGTAGATAAAGCAGTTAATATTTTCTTTAAAGGACAACAATTAGAGGAAGATCAAAACTATAAAATTGGTCATATAAATGATATAGATGGTAAAAAGATTTCTGATATATATGCAGAATTTCTTACAGCATTTGTAGATGTTGCTAAAGACCCATTTATATTATATTTAAATGCCAATACTAGTACATTTAACGCATTTAACTTTTTAATGAGAACAGGTGTTGAAAAAGGACCTACTGATATTAAAACTTTAGCAAGATTTTTTACACAACCTGTTATATTAGATTATTTAAAGCAGAGGTCAATAGATGAACATGCTGATCAAGATAATAAAGTTAAAGATACAGTATCAAGAGTAGCTGAAAAATATGGATTTCCTACTGTTGAGATGCAGTATGAATTTTTTGATGATTATTTAAACAATAGAAAAAAAGTTACTTCAGAAGAAGTAGAAGCTTTAAATAAAAAATTTAAAGATTTAAAATATAAACATCTTACTAAAACTGATCTTCAAAAAACTTATAAGCCTACTACTAAAGATGTTAAAATGAATATGCAAATTTTAGATAATTTTTTAATGTATGTTCAATTTGGTAGAATATTATCAGAATTTCAAAAAGTTACTAGACCTGATGTTGCTTTAGGTAAAAACAGAGCTCAAGTTAGAAGATTAAATCAACGAAGAATTAAATTTGGAGAACTTGATTTCTTTGATCGTGTTGATTATAATAATTTTATGAGTAATTCTTATTTAAATGAATATTCAAAAACTCATACTGAAACTTTTAAACTATTTAAAAACTTCTTTATAACTGGACATGAAGAAATATTAACTTATTTAGAAGGCACCATTCTTAAACCTGCTTTAGGAACTAAGATGAGTGATAAAAGAGCGGATAAATTCTTACATAAATTTGAAAATCAATTAACTAATTGGATTTTAGGTAAAGAACTTAGTCCAGAAAACTATGAATATTTATTAGTTGGTAAAAATTCTGTTCCGACTAGAATTTTAAAAGCTAAAACTGATAATCAATTAAGAAATAATTTACTAATAAAAGAATTATTACCATTAATAAAAGCTTATGATACTGGAAGAGATATGGATGTACCAGTTGATAATGTAAAACTATATCAACAAAGATTAACAGTAGAAGAGCAGGACAATATTACAGAAGCTTGGGCTGAATTATTAGAGTCTGAAGAAGATTATATACGTAAATTAGGTAAAGATTTAATGTCTTATATGATAGCTCAAGGCGGAGTACATAATTCTCCTATTAACTTTTATCATTTAATCCCTAATAGATATTTTCAACCTATAGTAAATGATATTATAACTACCTTCTTAAACAAAGCTAAAGATAATGAATCTTTAGGAGATGAACTACATCATGCTATTGATGATATTATTAGGAATAATGCTAATGATACTAATCTAGTAGTGAGATTTGGTAGAAAGGGTACATATTTAGTTAATAATAAAATTCCTAAATCTATAGATGTAAGTAATAAGTATGCTGCCTATGATGAAGAGTATATATCTAAAGTAGTATTTTTGGACAATAAAAGAGATGCTATTCAAAAATTTAGACAAGGTATAAATGTACCTAAAGAAATCGTACTTTATCAAAAAGCTCGTGTAGAAGAAGACTTTGCTAGATTTGAGTTAGTTCCAAAATTAGGATACGGTTATAGATTCTTTGAAACTACTGAAACTGTAAGTGATTATTCTGTATTAGATATTAATAATTCAGATACTAGAACAACTCAAGAACAAATAGTTGATGACACTGTTCCTATACCAGAAGATGTTAGTGATATAAATGCTGAAATAAGTTCTCTTAGTAGAAAAGATAGAATGATGTCTTTTGCTATGGAAGGTCTTGAGGCCAATGAAGATTTAAATAATTCAGTAGAAGAATTTTTTAAGGCTATTGGAGTTGATTTAGTTAGAGTTAAGGAAATTCTAGATGCTAAAGGTAAACCTACTAATGCAGTTGCTGCAGCTAATTTTATAAATAAAACTATAGAAGTAGTAGATGGTAAAGACTTAAAAATTAGTCAATTACCTGAAGAAGCAGCACACTGGTATGTAGCTATGCTTGGTGAAGATAATAATCTTTACAAAGGTATGTTGAGGAATATTACTAAGTATGATACTTATAAAAATGTAGTAAAACAATATTCTGAAATATATGAAGGTGATGAAACTTTGTTAAAGCAAGAAGCTATTGGTAAGGTTATTGCTAATGAGATGGTTGGTATTCATGAAACTACACAATCTCAGAACTGGTGGAAAGCTTTATGGAATAAGATTAAAGGTTGGTTTAGTAAGAGTACACCATTTAAAAAAGCTGCTTATGATATATTAAATAACAATTTAACTAATCTTAAAGAATCTACTGAAGTAGTAGAATCTCCTAAAATGTATTCTCAGGAATCTAATTTCAGTGTTTTAAATAATTGGGAAAACTTTCCTGGTAAGGTTATTGGTAATACTAAAGTAGTAAATGAGTATTATAGAGAGTCTATTGATAGGTTAGAAAGTAGAGCTATTAGAGATTTTGGATCAGATGCAGTTTCTGTAAAACACAATTTACAGGATATGGGTGGTAGAAAATATCATAGATTATTAATATCTAAACCTACTAATAAGAATGCTACTCAAAGTAGAGAAGTAACTTCTCAAGAGTTAACAAAAGAAAATGCTACTATTCAAAACCAAGAGTATTTATTAGAGAATTTTGATTCAATATTCCCTAATTATGACTTCTTTTCTACTCAACAGAAGTTAGATTTTATAGAACAAATGAGTGAAGGTCAATTAGAAATTTATTGTGGATTATAATTATGGCGTGCGAAGATTTAAATAAGAGTATAAGTGAGATAGAAGATTTACTCAGGAATAAAAACTTCAGACTCAACATTGATAAAGAATCATCTTTAACAGATAAAATTAAAGCTTTTAAATTCTTTAATGAGAATCTTTATATACCTGATACAGTTAATGGAAGTCCTAATAATAGATATTATATAGGAGATACTGAAATTGAAGGTAGGGTATCTGATAAAGCTAAGAAGAATTTTGAACGTAAGTATGGTAAAGAAGCTGCTGAAAGGATGGCTCGTTCTCCTGTTAATGAACTTAAGAGAGAGGCTGGTAGTACAATTCATGAAATCTTACAAGATATATTAAATTCTAATACTAATAAAGAAAACTCTAAATCATTAAATCAAATAGTACAAGATGCTCAAAATGGTGAATATGGTGTTAGTTTAAATCTTAAAGATGTTAATGCTTTAATGGATTGGTCAAAAGACTTCTTAAATAGAATATATGAACAACAAAAGCGTATTGATCCTGATGGAGAGGTTCAAATTTTTACTGAACAGAAGATATTAGACCCTTTTAAAAATAGAGGTGGTGCAATAGATATATTGGCAGTCTTTAGTGATCATAGTGCTTCTATTTACGATTATAAAACTTCTACACCCTCACGTTATGCTGTTAGAGGTACTGGTAAAAAAGCTACTCTGGTAGATACTCTTGCTACTGAAGGTAAGATAGAATCTTACACTCTTACTATAGAAGATTATAAAAGAATTTTATTAGAACATTTTGGTATAAGAAAATTCAATGAGAGTAGAGCTATTCCGATACACATACAATTAGCTAAAGAGGGTAAAGAATATAAGAATCATTTAGATTTAGTACAAATAGGAGAACAAACTTCTAAACATTTAATGGAAATTCCTATTGGTGAGAAGACTAAATTTAAAGGTTTAGATAACTTGTTAGAAAAACAGTTAAGTTTAGTATCTACATTAGAAGAAACTTTACAGAAGAAAGGATTATCCCAAAACGATAAAGATTTGCTTAGAGCTAGAATTAGAGCTATTCGCAAGTCTGTAAGACGAGCAGTGGTAAAAGGTGAAGTAGATACAATATTTTCAGATGCAAGAGGTTTAGTATTAAAATTTGGTAAAAAGCTAGAAGAACCTGATACTCTTTCAAATGGTGAACCTAATCCTAATAAACTTACTCTTATAGATATAGCTACATTTATGGAAGAATCTGCTGTATATGAAGGTATAACAGAGGATACTTCTGAATATATTCAAAATCTAAAATTGATAGAACCTGAAGTAGCAGAAAGATTAGTAAATCAAAGACGAGCATTATATGATCGTATAGCAGATTTAAGAGAACAAGCACGTAGTAAAAGGGAATCTATGATATTAGAAAGAATTCCTGATAATTATAAAGATGAGAATGGGGATTTAATTGCTTTAGACGGTGTTAAATATATTACTAGAAATTTCTTGAACTTGTCTGAAATAGACCATCCTATATTTCAAGCTTTTAACGACTTAAAGAATGAAACTTATTATGATGTTACTATGGAAATGAGAACATTCTTTGAAGAATTAGAGAAAGTAGATGCTGATCTTAGAAGATGGGGTAAAAAGGCCGGATTATCTAAAGGTCAAATATTTTCTAAAATAATTAATCAAAAAACTGGAAATTTATACTCTCAACTAACCAAGGAATTTTGGGAAGAGAGACAAGATGCTTTTAATAATGATGACTATGAATGGTTAATTGAGAGGTATGAATTTAGAGATTTTGAAGAGTTTAAAAAGGAATATAATCAGAGATTAGAAGAATTTCAAGCTAGACTTAAAATTGATAAAAATAATTTTGAACCTATATTAGATGAAGATGGTACAGTAATACAATCTTCTAAATCTCTTAGAAATGAATATAACAAAGAGTTAAAACAATGGAAATCTAGATGGGATTTAGTTACTAAAAAAGGAGCCTATTTAAACAGAACTAACTATAAACATTTAAAGTTAAAGCCGGAATATGAACAACAGTATAAATCAGATGAATTTAAATATATCGAAAATAATGAAGCTTTATTAAATTATTATAATTTCTTTACTTCTAAAATAGATGAGTTTAGAGATTTATTAGGTTTACAGTATTCTGATATACCTAATAACTTTATACCTAAAATTCGTAAGTCTGCTGTAGAACATTTAGTAGATAATGGCAGTATTAAAAAAACTTTTCAAGAAATATATCGTGATTTAGTAAGTGTTAGAGAAGAAGATGTTCACATAAGTCAAATTGATCCTCTCACCGGACAACCAGTTAAAAAAATACCTAGACTGTTTTTACATCCATTTAAAGATAATGATGGTAGAATAGATGTATCTGAACAATCTAAAGACCTTAGTAAGGTGTTAACATTATTTGCTAAGATGTCATATAATTATGATGCTATGTCTAAAATAGAGGCTCAAACATTAGCATTTAAAGATTTAATGGGAGATTCTTCAGTACAACAAGCTGGAGAAACTGTAACTAGTACATTAGGTAAAGCTATCAAAGGTAATTTCAAAGACCCTTTAAATACTAAATCTAAAAATACAGCTACATATAAACTATTTGAACAGATTACTGATTATTATATGTATGGTATAAAATTTAGAGAGGGGAGTATATCGAAGAAATATAATACTACAAAGGCTTTATTAACTTTAAAACAGTATATGTCTAGAAAAGCTTTAGCATTTGCTGTTATTCCTGGTATAGGAGCTTATATAGCAGGTAAATTAAACACTAGATTAGAAGCTGCTAAGGGAGTTAGTTTTACTATTGATCAAGGTAGACAAGCCAATAAATATATGGTTGGAAAAAGTAGAAAGAAATACAAAGCAATAAATGCATATTTTCATGCTTATGCAGAAGATGAATCTAATGTAATGGTTTCTAAAATTACTAACAATAAGATAATCAAATATGTAGATGATAGATATTTATTTTGGCCATTAAGGGGTACTGATGAGAAACTTACTGAACACGTTTTAGTGTCAATGTCTCAAAATTATGCAGTAGATGAAAATGGTAAACTTTTAAGACTTAACAAACCTGAGATAGATGCTTCTAAATATACTACTATATGGGAAAATACTACATATGATCCTGAAACTGGAGAAATATCAATAGATGGTATGACTAAAGATGCTTTTATTATGTTCAGAGCTGCTGTAAAGAATACTATGAATAATATTATTGGTAATATGTCTGCAGAAGATATAGGTGCATCAGATGTAAACCTTGGATTAAATTTAATGATGCAATTTAAAACATGGATGCCTGGAGTATTGAAAGAACGTTTTGGAAATATTACTTACGATAGATATATTCAATCTTTAAGACAAGGTAGATATAAAGCTTATTTTAGTACTTATAGTTCAGTAGAGACTGTTAGAAATGGTGTAGGACTAGGTTATTTCGCTAGAAAGATACTTGTACCTAATTTAGGTAAACTTGCTTTAGATGTAGCAACATTTGGATTTTCTAATAAGTCTTATAATAAAAAATTAGCTAGATTACAATATCATAAATGGAGAGAGGCTAATCCTGCAAAAGCTAAAGAAGTTAGTGAAGCAGAATTTTTAGAAATGAAGAGGGGCCAAATTAAGGCTATGGTTAATGAAGTTAGAGCTATTCTATTATTCTATGCTTTAATTACTATGCTAGGGTCTGATGGAGATGGAGATGGAGAACCGTTATATGCAGATAATCAATTTACTAGGACTATGTATAAAGCATTCGCAAAAAGTTATTCAGAACTATCATTTGCATGGACACCTAGAGAGTTTATTAGATTAGTATCTAATCCACTACCAATGTCACAATTATTAGAAGATGCTAGTAAAACAATTGGAAATACTTTTGATGAAGGTAGAGATTTAATGTTTGGAGAAAATTCACCTCAAGATAAATCACCATTTTTCTACTATACCTCACAATGGGCATATGGTGGAACTCAGTTAGCTAGGTTATTAGAACTATTTGAAACCTACAAAAAAGCTGACTATCTCTAAGGGTATAAAAAAAAGGTACTGGAATTAACCAGTACCTACTTATCTTTCACTTTATCTACGATGGATAGAACTCCCCTAACTTTATTTGAAGATATAAACTTAGGTATGAAAGACGAACTTCTTCTATAACTATATGTAAAATGATTTAAAACTCTCATCAATTTAATAAATGGATAAGATAGTCCTTTATTAACTTTAGTAAGAGAAAAGTCCTTAATTGCTAAAGCCCCAGTAAATTTTATTATTTTATTAATAGCATCTTTAGGATTAGAAAGAAGTCCATTTTGTGTTATAACTAAAACATTTTCATAACCAAAATTATCTTGGTATAGTTTTATAACTCGATGATATTGAAAATAATAAAATTTACAATGTGGAGATTTTAACCAATCATTGTATGTTAATGTACCACCAGAATATATAAATTCTTTATATACAGATTTTATATGGGATTTTAAATCTCGTATTACTATTATAATTTTCTTAGCTCCCATTTTTTTTAACCCTACCATTCTTTCATATCTACCTATACCTGTACCCATTTCTCCAACTAGTGCTTCAAATGAATATAATGATTTTTCAGAGGTATCAATATTATCAGGAGTTATATCAGGACGACTGTATATATCAGGATCAGTAATATCAATTATACCTTTGTAATTAATACCTAAAAGGTTTGGAAATATTTGTTCTTGTAAAAATGTAGAAGCACATTTCTGAAATCCTATATGTACAATCATTTATATAATTTTATATTTAGATTTAACTTCCTCTTCTATCTCTTGAATTTTTTTCATAGGTAGAACTTTAAAATCAAACTTATTTAAAAATTCATTAAATTCTTTGGGTTTATTTGTAGCTACTGATATTTTATATATTGGATAAGGATATTCTTCACTGTGTATTTCAATATTACCGTGTAATAAATCCCTATTTTTAGTACCAAGACCTAACTCTGCTGTAAAATAAGTTAGAAATTCTCCTTCTTCTTTAAACATAATTATACCTCTAATTTATAAAATTCAACTTTTTTATCTAGACAATCTGTAAAAGTAAGATGACTATTTAAATCATCATTATACACATTTCCTATGAAATTACCCTTAGTATGTCCAACTATTTGATGAATATTAGGATAAGGACTACTTACTAAATCTGTAGCATCTTCCCAAAATATTCCACCATTAGGATAATTTCCACCTCTCATATATCCTACATCAAATAATTCTTCAACATCAGTTTTAAAACAGATATTAATTTTAGTAGATAAATTTATATTATCTTCATGATCTAATCCTAATCCGATTAATACTGGTAATAATCTATTTTCATACCAAGGTTCTGAAATTCCAGCATGTGACCATATATGATTTTTTAATTGGTGAGTAGGTTGGAATAAAGAACGATTATCATTCAAAAGTTTATGAACATCTTCATACATACTATTTCTAAATCCAGAACATCTAGTTGCTCTAAATAATTTAGTAAACATAGGATATAGATAACCTACATCATGATTACCTAATAATAATATAACTTTATCTTTATGTAATTCTTTAAAATTAATAACTTCTTTTAAATTTTCTAACATAGATTCATCAGAAACATCCCAATCATCTAAATAGTCACCTAAAAAAATTATTTGATCATATTCATGTGGATCAACATCTTTCCAAATTGATTTGCCATGTAAATCTGGTATTGTAATCGTTTTAATCATTGATTTTCAATTTTTAGTAGAGGGTCCTATATGACTTAAATAGTTAGGATAGAAATTATAATCTATTAAATCAACTTTTTCCCACTGCTGTATTTTTTCCTCTGTAAATGTAACTCTCATAGAATCAAATATTTCTATCTTCTTTTCTATCCACTCATACACTTCTAAGTAGGGTTGAAACATTTTTAATCTTCTCACATCATCTTCGCATAATACTCTAGTTGGTAATATTGCATACCTTTTAATAAATTTTAAGTCTCCTATTTTGAACATATTTGTTTAAATTTTTAATGTATAACGGATAAAATCTTTTTTAGGTTTATTTTCAGTATTAATTATATTTTCATCTTGTTCTGATTCTCTTACTATCTTATCTAGATTATATGGAGTTACTAGTGTATAATCTTCTAAGTTTTTACAAGCACTATGAAGACGGTAATAATTAAATTTAATATAATGTTCAGGTTTACCTATTTCTGATAAACTTAGACAGTTTCTACAGACTTGTACTACCTCAGCATAACAATTTTTGCTCTTGTCTAATTTATCTGTATAGTGTACATAATATAACTTCTTAAATTTTGTATATCCACAATTTTTACACTTCATATTAATGTTTCCAATAAGTTTCTATCTCTGGTTTAGCTTTCAATTTAATTGTTTTACAAAATAATTCACCAGATTTTTCCATACATGATGATAATTCTTTAGCTATGTTTTTAGAAATACTTTCAGGACTTTCTACTAATATTTCATCATGTACCATATTTATTATTTTCACTTTAAATAATAAATTATTTTGTAGAATATATTTATAGAATAAATAAGCAGCATATTTAGTAATATCTGCAGAAGTTCCTTGAATAGGATAATTTAATGATCTTCTGTCTATAAGACCTTTATAAAAATAATAGTCTTTTACTATTGGTCTGAAATACTCATGAAAAATATCCGAGTTATTACTTTTTTCAATTCTATAAGCATTCCAAAAATTAGGATGATTAACTTCTTTTTCAAGGTCTTTAAATCTATCTAAAAAATCAAAGAAAGATTTCCTTTTAGTAATTTGATTAAAAGTTATATAACCATTTCTATGAGACTCTGATTGAACTTTTTCAAAATAGTTTTTTAAATCAGGAAAGGCATTCATATAAGAATTATATACCCATTCACCTCTTTCTTCTGATACTGATAAATTTTCTGATATAGTTCTACCATTACCACCATACTGTATAGCAAAACCAGCACCTTTAGCTAACTGCCTTTTATCACCATGTTTACTTTTAATTTCAGATAGTGGTAAATTTTTTAATTCTTCAAATAATAATGATGCTACCCAACTATGTAAATCTCCTAAACCTTTTTCATAAAACTCTATCAAGTTTTTATCTTGTGAAGCATTAGTTAAAACAATAGTTTCTTGAGCACTATAATCAGAACTAATAATAACATTATCTTCTTCAGCAGTAAAACATGCTCTATTCTCAGTAGTAGCAGGAATATTTTGAATATTAGGTTTATTAGAAGACATTCTACCAGTATTTATAACTTGGTTAAACTGTGAATGTATTCTATTAGATTTAGGATTTATATATTTAAAAAACTCTGTTCCATATGTACTGACTTCCTTAGATTCTTCTTTATAATCTAAATATAGTTCAATAAGTGGAAAGTCTTTCATCTGTGGTTTTAGAACATGAGATTCTACAGAATCTTTATATAAACCAGTTTTTTTATCTTTAGTAATAGTAGTAATACCTAATTTTTTAAAAAGTCTTATTACTTGTTGAGGAGAGTCCCAATTTATAGTACACTTTCTTTCGTTACTAAATAAATCCAATTGATTCTCTATATACTCAGTTAACTGACTTTCTAAAATATATTGATTTAATTTAGCTTTATACTCTAATGCTTTATTTTCATGGTTTTTAATTTTTTCTAACCACTTATCTTTATTAAGATACATACCACAGTATTCTATATAAGATAAAGCTAATACAAATTTATTATCTAAAGCTAAAGTATTATATAAATCAAATTTCCTAATCTCTTTTAACTGAGCATCTTTGATAATTTCTAAATATTTTACATCATCTGCAGCATATTTAATAACTTCTTGAGTCAATCCAAACTTATTAATATCTCCTCTAATATCCTTATTAAGACTAGCATTTGCATATTTATAAGCTAAAAAATCTAAACCTTTTCTAGCATCTTTAATACCAGTAGTAAGAATAGCTTCAGCTAAGAAAGTATCAAAAACTTTTTTTATAATAATACCACTATGTAGAAAAAATCTTAAATCAAATTTAGCATTTTGAAAGATAAAAATTTTATCAGACTCAAAGAAGTCCTTAAAAATTCTTATATCTACTGAATCACAATCAATTATAAATTGATTTTCTATATCACCTACTTGAACAGTAAGTAATCTATTTGTGTAAGGATCAAATCCTGTTGTTTCTGTATCGCAGCTAATGTACTTTTTATTACCAAAATATCTCTTAACCACTTCTAAAGAGGAGAATCTAATTCCTCTTATTCCATCAAACAACTTCTTTCTATTGGTAATAATATATATCATGTTAAATTAAATTCCTATCCATGTTAAAAGTAATAAAAATAAACCCATAGTAACTGAAAATATTAATAATCCTAAAAGTATTATCCAGAATATAATACATTTTGGTTCACTTTTATGGTCTGGTGGTATTTTTGTTTGTTTATATTTCATAATACAAAGATAATAAAAATTTTAATTAAAAACAAAAAAAGGGGGCTATAAAATAGCCCCCCCTAAAACAAAAACGGAACGTAACTAAATATTTTATGTGTGCCAATGTTTTATTTTGTGAACTTCTCTATCTATTTTGATAGATTGTAGAGTTGCTATATATCGTTTGCTTTCAGCATATCCAATCTTCTTTAGAAAAGCATAATAGTTACTAGTATCATGCCCTTTATTTTCCCAGTATATTCTCCATAGTACATAATCTTTTACACTATCTGTCCAATGATCAAATCTTGCATGTCCTAATGCAGTACCTTTAGCAAGTGTAGGTCTTATTCTTGCATATTTCATACCTAAAAGATTATTATAACGTCTGGTTAAACCACTTCTCAACCAACCTGATTCTAATATTATTTGTCTTAGTACTATATCCTTATTTCTTATCCCCACCAATGTCATATATTCATCTAAATTCTGTATGGTAAGTTCAGAACTCTCTAATTCAGCAATTCTATCAAGTTTTTCAAACTTTTTTATCTGCTTAATTATTGTCTCTACCTCACTCTGGAGTTTATCAGGATGATTACCCATAAATGCTCCGACAGTACCTATAAATGATACTAAAATTATAACTATTAACTTTTTCATAAAATTTTATTTATAAGTTAAGCTTACAAATATAAGAAAAATTTTTGAATTATCCAAATTTACAACTTAAATTTTTCAGTTTTAAACTCTTTTTTACAATATATACACTTATGAATCTTATCATGGTATGGAGATTCTACTATTACTAAGTGATACTCTTTACAATAAGGACATCGTAGTTCAACTTCTACTACAAAGTGAAAGTCTTCTACAATGGCCTTCCTCATCTTTTTATTCATTATAACTTCCAATCTTGTTTATCACGTTTATAAGATGTAGTCATATCTCTATAACTACTTCTTTGAAATGGGCGAACTTTAATAGTTGCTGGTTTCATATTATTCCTCCTTTCTTAAGTTTTGTTTTGTTATTATTAATTTTACTTGTTCATATGATATAGGTTCAAAATCATGGACATCTACACCTATATCTAATTGATTGGGAGTAAGTTTTCCATTTAAATTAAATCCATCATCTGCTAAATTTGTATTAGTCAATGCACCATGTACATGTCCAAATAATTGCCATGATCCTCTATGAGAGTGATACCATGAAAGCATTGGATAATGACATACAGTAATTCTTTGACCTTGTGAAATCTCTTCATCTCCTTGAATAAGTAAATTGTAGAATTGTTCTATTCTTTCAAAGGTATTTCTTGGAATACTATTATCTTTATCATGATTACCTTGAGATAAATAAATTCTACCATTTAATGCATCAGTAAAAAATTTCCAAGTTTTATATTGTCCAAAACAGAAATCTCCCGCATGAAAAACTATATCATTAGGCTCTACCAAATTGTTCCAATTTTCTATCATAGTACCATCCATTTCTCTTACACTATTAAATGGACGATCACAATATTTAATGATATTCTTATGATTAAAATGTGTATCAGAAGTAAACCATATATTATATTCTTTTATATTAAGTTTTAACGTTTTCATTATACCATTTAATAAAATCTACTACTGCTTTCCAAGTTATGTCAATCCATTTATCTTGTTCACCATATCCATATGGAGGATTTATAATTTCATCCAATTTAACATCATGAAATATTAAAGTAGAGTTATTATGTATTTCTGTTCTAAATCCTAGATCATTTATTTTTTCAACTACAGGCATAAGCCAGTCCCATGATGAGTCATATAATGCTAAAGCAATATTATAACGATGTAAAAATTTTTCAGCATAAGTTTCAGTAGATTCATTACATATAAATATACTATCTACAACTTTACCACCCATAAATTCAGCAATGAGTGTATTGCCCTCAATAATTTCGTTCATTTTTCATTGTTTTTATTCATTGCATATTCCTCAGCATCTTCTTTAAAGGCAAATGAAGCATACCATTTGCTTCCTTTAACCACATCATAGATCGAAAAATCATGTGGGAATGCCCATTTTTCTTTTACCTTGTATTTTTTTTTCATTTTAGTATAAAAATCTCCCCACGCAGGGTTCCTGGTTTGCTATCCTCCCATTAGTAATCACGTTGCACTATGAACCCTTTTTAACAACGCCTCTGCTATTGACGGACGGTAGCCTAACAGCAAGCATTTATATCACTATAAACCTGGGTCTTGTGGGGAGATTAATTGTTTAATTTAATCACTGTCTCTTTCTGGCTCCTCTCCTATATAAAACCTTCCCCAACTACCATGAGGCCAAAACCACCTTCCATAACTAATTGTTCCTTTATCAAGAATTTGCTTCTTCATTAAAAAATCAGAACTAGGTTTAATATAATAAGAGAACGAAGAATATTTTGAGGTTTTTTCAAAACAATAAACATTTACAGTTATAAAATATTTATTCGTTTTTACAAAGTCTACAAATGAATCTATATTTTGATTTTTAAATGTTTGTCTTTCTTCTTTTGTAGAATATTTATGAACTTCTTCGTTAAAATTTATAATTACTAATTCATCCATATTATTTAATTTAGTCCATATAGAAATATCTCTTCATTATTAAATAAGATAAATAAAAATTTATCATTATTTGTTACATCTATAATTTTTAACCTCATATAATTAACATTTAGTCCAACCACAATTCTTACAGAATATACAACCGTCAGCATATTGAAGCTCTTTATTATGACATTCAGGACAAGAGTCTCCATTAATATTTTGATTGGGTATATACTTTTTAAGAACACGAGCAATAGCTTTACTAAATGAGGTTAAATCTCCTTTAGTTTTATTAAGCTGTTCTACAGCAAATTTAACATCACCACCATGACGTAAACCATATGAGTATCCTCTAGTAATAGCTTCTTGTTCATCTGTAAGATTATTAGTAATTTCAAATTCCCCTTCTTCAGTTTTGAATATATAGTACCTCTTCTTTTGTTTTACTATTTGGCCACTACCCAATAAACCATTACCTTTATAAGCAAATACTTCATAAACTTTATTATCTATTAATCCTACTATTACAGTAAATTTTTCACCTTTAACTATAGTAGAATAAGCTTCCCCATTTATAGTTTTTGGTCTTTTAAAGGCTGTATTATAGTTAAACTTAGGTTCATTTATTAATACACCAGACCTACTACCTTCTCTATAAATAGTACAACCTTTTAATCCAAGTTTCCAAGCTTCAAAGTAGATGTCTGATACTTCTTTCTCAGTTGTATCTTCAGGAAGATTATTAGTAACTGATATTGAATGATCTACCCAGTTTTGAGCTACAGCTTGTAACATCAATTTTATTTGTGGATTAATATCATTAGTTGTAGATTTAAAATAAGGACAATCTTTAATAGTATCAAGATATAAATCATCATCTTCTAAAAACTGTTCCCAAGTGATATCAAATACATTATTTTTGAACCAAGTTTTAAGTTTAGGATGAGTAACTTTATACTCTTCCCAAGTATCACCATTTTGGTCTACATAGGAGACATTAGGATGATTTTTATCAACTTTTCTACGTCTAGTATAACTTAAGTTAAAAACTGGTTCTATACCGCTAGAAATGCCTGATATTAAACTTATACTTCCAGAAGGAGGTATAGTTAAATTAGCAATATTTCTACGACCAGATTCTTTCCATGAGGTTTGATAATCTTCTGATAAAGTACTAATAACTCTATTTAAAAATGGATTATGTTTTTCTTCATCATAATCAAATTCTAAGAAACATCCTCTATCTGCTGCCATATCCAGAGAAGCCATATAAGAATTTCTAGCTATTTCTCTATACACCTTACCAGTAAAATAGATAGAATCATTTGCATCATATTTAAGATTTAATGAAGCTAACATATCAGCTAATCCTATACCAGATAAACCAGTCCTTCTACCTAATAGAAGTTTGTTTAAAATTTTACTCCAAAGACTTAATTCTGTACGTTTAATGTCTTCAGGTTCTGGATCAGATTCTATTTTTTGTATAATAGCTTCTATTTTCTCACGTTCTAAATCTACTAGATCATCCATTAACTTTTGGGCTACATAAGAAATCCTATTAAGCTTTTCAAAATCTATACTAGCATTTTTAGTAAATGGATTTTTTATAACTTTATAAAGATTTATAGAAAGTAAACGACAACTATCATAAGTGTTTAATGGAATTTCTCCACAAGGATTTGTCGTAATACTTTGAAAACTTTCATAACAATCTGCTGGCGATCCTTTTTTGATAGTATCCCAAAATAAAATACCCGGTTCTGCTGATTTCCAAGCTTGATGAACTATTTTATCCCAAATATGTTTGGCACTAACTGTAATACTTTTTACTTGTTTAGCTCTTTTTTTATCTACTAAACTTGTAGACTTAGGAATAAATTTTAATTCATAAGGTTCATCATTTTCTACAGCTTTCATAAATTCATCTGTAATTTTAACAGATACATTAGCACCAGTAACTTTACTTCTATCATCTTTAACCTCAATAAATTTTAAAATATCTGGATGGCTAATATCTAAAGATAGCATTAAGGCCCCCCTACGTCCCTCTTGTGCTACTTCTCTTGTAGAGTTAGAATACCTTTCCATAAATGGAACTGTACCAGTAGAACTTTTAGCTGAATTAGTAGTAGGAGCTTTATAATATCTTAAATGAGATAAATCTAAACCAACACCAGCTCTACGTTTCATTAATTGAACTAATTCTTCATCATCTTTTAATATTCCACCATAAGAATCTGCTTGATTACCTATTACAAAACAATTACCAAGACTAGATAAAGAAAATTTATTTCCTATTCCAAATAATGGAGAACCTGCTGGAATAATAGTTTTACTTAAAAGTAATTCCAGTATTTCTTCATATAATATAGGATTGGGATATTTTTCTTCAATTCTTGCAAATTCTTTAGCTATACGGATAAAAGTTTTTTTAGGATGATCCTCTAATAAGTTATCATTGTCATCTCTAAGTGCATATTTATCCAACCACACTTTTGCAGCGAGTTCATCGCCATCAAACCACTTCAATATCTCTTCATTCATATACACTATTTTTTAATATGGGAAAAAGCCTACAAAGATACGAAATTAAGGGGAGATATACAAATATCCCCCCAAAAATATTCTAATACCTACTCATTACATCTCTAAGACTTTCTCCAAGTAATTGATCGTTAGGAATTTCATAACAGAATTTTTTTTAATGCTTGTACAATTTCTACGTCTGTTATATTATTCATCAATTTTAATTTCTGCTCCTCTAATGAGTTCAAACTTGTCATAATAAAAGGTTTCTTCATGATTATTAATTATACTAGACAATTCAGAGTTTTCATCTATTGCCACATCTAATAATTTTTGGAGATTAAACCTTAATCTATTTTCTTTGTATAATACTTGTTTTATTTTATTAATTACTGGAATAGCTCTAGAATTATTTCTAAGAAATTTTAAAATTGTCTTTTTTGACTGTTCTCTAAAATAACTATATTTTCCAGATAAAAAACAATAATATTCATAATAATAATATGTTGGAAATTCTATAGTAAATAATGAACAATCTAAT